GAAATTTTTGTACTGCCGTCGGGGATTAATCCGGTTACACCGTTAGGCATTTCGCCTGACTCAAGTGTAACACCTAGTAAATCAACTCTTTTCTTCTCATATGCCTGCATCTTCTTAAAGAACTTCTCATTCTCTGCCTGGAATTCCTCAAGATCTTCAAAGTCTTCTTGCAGTGGAATCTCGGGCTTTTTAAGACCCATAGCGACTGCAAAACTTTCGTTGAACATACGCTCTTCATGTTTGATCATAAGACCAAACAGTCTGCATAAACCATACGTAAATAGTGCACGTGCTTTCTTTTCTGCTGTAGCAGCTACACGTCCATAGAGAGTTTTAATCTCATATGCCGTGGATGCAGTACCGATATCAATATCATCGACACCACCAAGGGCTAGACGGATTTCAGAGCGGTATTGCTTGACATACATGTTCTGATCACCACTGACACTGTCAGGAGTGAGATAGCCGACACGGTCAGTTGCTTCAAGGTTGGCGATAACACGAGGAATACGTATCTGTCCATCTAGAGCAGATGCCCCACCAAAAGGCTCACTAACCCTGGTGCTTGATCTGCCCATAGCAGCGAATCCAGCTTGTGAACTAATGGTGGGTTTAAAGGTACTGTCTTCACCACTTTCAATAATGTCGTGTTTAGGACGACTAGAAATCAACGTAGGGTTGCCAAAGAACTTCAGATTCTTACGTACGTTCTTGACAAGGTCATCGTGATACATGATCTGGTTGGCAAGCCATTCAAACTCACCATTTCCAGTCGCTTCGCCTGTGCAATCCATATAGTTGAAAACTTCAACTGCAGGAATGAATCCGAGACTATTAGTTAATGTTTCTGTATTGCCAGGCATTGCAATGGAAGACTGACCCATGTTGTTTTCAAATTCAATCTTTTCATCAGAGATTGTTTGTTCAATCCGATCCTTGAAAACATTTAACTTGATATACTTTTTCTTGCCACCACGTACGGCCTCTGAAGGGAAGGGATTTGCATTTTTACCTTCAGACTGAACGTTAAAACTGTATGTCAGAACAATATTGTTTAAATCACCAGCTTGATCCCTATATGCCCTGTAATTGTCTTTAGGGAAAAATAGCAACTGATAGTTATCTCCAGCAGGGCGGAAGTAAAACAATCCCTGTCCATCACACAAGAAGTAGTCAACAACACTATCCAACTTCATGTCGAGCATATTGTGCTCACAGACTTTGGCTATGAAATCCTTTCTGTATCCATAACTATCCTGTTCTGCATAAAACTCAATACCTCTGCGCAGCATAAACATCCTCATCTGTGCAAGATGGGATGAGACGATCATGGTGTCTACTGATAGATCACCACGACGCTCTTTAGCAGCAGTAAGAATTTGTTTAAAGCCGCTTTCTGCTTGATTCATTTTTACCTATCTTTATTACTAGTCTATCGGGTTAGAACTTAGAATACTTCTTATACATCTTCTCATAATCAGGGGATTCTACTTTTTCTGGAGATTTCGCATCGTTCCAAGATGCAGTTGCAAAATTCCCCATATCTCCGAAGAGCTGTGAACGCATAACATCAGATTTAGCGTTGTTATAACGCTCTCTTTGACCAATGCGCTTATCTAATGCTGCAGGGTCTGAATATGAATTCTGCTTAGCACGTGAGATAGCACCTTGTGCAATATAGTCAGTATTTTGATATGCCTTTTGTAGATCCCTATTCTGTGTTGCCTGCCTATCTATGCGAGCAGCATTAGCAGCATGGCTGTCCTTAGGGGCATAGTATCCAGCCATAGTTGCTGCAGAAGCTGGGGTGTCTTTGGACGGATTACCACTACTTTGGTAGTTGAACACTCGGCTATCTCCACCGTAGTTACGTACGGAGTTATCTTGGTTCTGGTTTACGTAGTTGTTATCACCTTTGATTGAGCTCGTCTGATCGTTGTCTTGAGTGACTGTCTGGGTTGTATTGCCAATGTTCTTTTGAGTATTTGTATTAGACCCACCTTCTTTTCCTGATAGAGCGCCGGATGCAATCTGGTCGTATAGTCCACCAGATCCTTTGGCGTTACCTGAATACAACGTATCAGGATTGGCATCTAACTGTCTCAAGATATCGGCATCAGAAGCACCACTTTTCTTGGCAGCATAGTAATCTTTATGGCCAAAGCGTTCAGAACTATTGCCATATTCCATGCTGTATTTCATTGCTCTTTCTTTGGCGTTACTGTGATTTGAATTGCTCATGATTAATAACTCCTTAAGCTGCGAATTTGCTGTTCATCCAGGCTGACTTCCAATCTTCCGGATTAAAAGTACGACCACCAAAGTTTCGGATGTTGTTGTCTTGGTCTTGGTTGACTGTATTGTTATTACCTACAACGCTGCTTGTTTGATCGTTGTCTTGAATCACTGTCTGTGAGACATTGCCATTATCCAAAGCAAAAGGACTTGTTCGGGGCATTGCAGAATCTGGAATAGTTACATCACCACTTCCCGTATCAATTTCTACTTCAATAGGACCAGTAATAGCAGCAGGAGCAGGAGTAGGCGCCACTTCTGGTACTACTGGTTCTCCAGCCATTTCAGGCACAACACCGCCCTCGGGTTTATTAACTGGTGGACCGCCACCTGTAAGACGACGATAATCATCGTCACCGAAGCTATCTCCTTGGAAAGCCATAATTACATCTTTATCGCTATATCCTGAAAGGTCATAACCGGATACTTTTGCAAGTTTTGCTTCTGATTTCTCAGGATCAGCGGCAATGGCTTGACGGGCAGCAAAATTTCTATCTTCATTTATTTTGTCACCGGCCATTCTTTTTTTAGACATACCGCTATTTATAAATTAAAGCTATCATTATTGTACTCTAATTGTAATCCACCTCTTCTTAATAACCCTCCCATAACTAAAACCATGGAATCAACAGCATCATCATGTTGTGAATGACCAAAATTCAATAATTCATCTTCAAGTACTGTCCATTTACGCCATTTATTCCATACAACCCGACGACCTTCAAATAAACCAAGGACACCACGTAATCGGGCGAGCTTGTCTCCTTTAAATCCTTTGACTGGACTGACAGTCAGATTGTATAGAGCACGCTCTTCATGCATTATCCGTTTAAAGTCACCCTCAAATGATGTTTGATATGCAACAGCTTCTGGCCATATGATGCATGGAGACATCGTTGGGAAGTACTGACCATCATCATTTTCAATAAGGATGTTCCAGTCAGTTAACATCTCACATAAGGTATCCATCTTTTTTATGTTGCCCATCGTACGCTCACGACGTTGATCAATCAGATAGATTTTCCCGTCTTTGATACCTGCAAGAGTGAACACAGTCCAGTCATTCTTTTGAGACAGACCGGCACTTAAGTCAATACCTACGCCAAGGCAGTCGTAGTCATCAGGCACAGGAGCTTTAACTATCAGTTCTGGCGAGATACCTACGTCAGCATTACGGACAGCCGTGTTTAAGTACTGATATGCAAAAGCAACACGGTCCTCCATCTTTCGTTCATTCAGGTATTTCATAGACCAGAACTCTGGCCAATATGAACGTTGCTTACCGTCAGCGTCTGTGTGTACAGCTTGTTGAACTATCTGCTTCCAATTATTCTTTGGGACGAATAGGGTTTGATGAATGTCATCAAAATGAAAACGGGTACCCAGGCAAATAGCCCGTGCCCCTTGAAACATTGTCGGCGCAATAACATTAGACCATGTTTGTTCCATCTCACGGCGAATATCCGGATTGTTGATGGATACTGCAGACTTGATAGGGTCATCGATAAGCACCAACTGGGATCTCTTTGAAGTAATGGCTCCCTTGAGACCCCCACACGCAATTGTGAAAGCCTCCTCACCCGCTGTATCAATCCCTGCAAAGTCATAGTCAATACTCCAATATTCGTCCGATCTTTTAATCTTTGATAGCCTGACCATTGGAAATACTTCTCTGTACTTCGGGCTGCTCAAGATGCCCTTAATCGTCGCTGATTTTGCTCGGCTGATATCTACCATGTAGGCGATGTACAGAATACGCAGCATTTGCTTGGCAGCAGCATGTCGGCCAATCATCCAAGCTGCAAACAAACCAAGGACAGTACTTTTCGCAGATCCACGAGGCGCAAGGATGGAAGTATTCTGTCCTCCGATTCCTAATAGACATTCACTATCCTTCCCTGTGCATAACTCGTTATGCCATTCCATCATGTGTTTTGCAGGCTTTTTGCCCATAAATACACAGAAGTCATAGAAATCATCCCTTGCTTTTAATACTTCCTCTGAAGGTGGTTTAGTAGTAACCTTCGTTGCAGTCATTAATGCTGCACGTTTAAAAGCTAACGATGAACTTGCTATTGCCATACAGATACTTTTTTATTAGTCTAACTATTAAGCTTTTCCTTCAGCGATACGTTGAGCTAATCGAGAGGCTGCTCTTGACTTTGCACGCATACGAATAGCCCTCTGTCTATCTTCTTCATATGCAATTCCAATAGCTGCACTCCTAGCAGCTGCTTCTTCTGCACCATTCGATGACATAAAGAATTTTTCTACGCTATATCCTGGTATGGAAGGTAAACGTCTTGAAAGAGTTCCGCTTCTACCAAGAGAAGCAACACTGTAGTTATCTACGATTGCTCCAGGCAGATCGTCAATGATTAGATCACGCATTACTTAACTCCGAATATATCTTTGCCCATACCGCATTGATTGCATTTTCAATGGGTTCAGCAAACTGTGGGTCATCCTTGAAGATGCTGGACATCTCCCGCATGACACGGTCTGCACCGGCAAGTACCAATCCACGTTTGTCTGTGGAGCGGTTCATCCGATCACTGGTTTCAATGTGAGAGCGAAGTTCTTTTTCTAGCGCAGCCAAGCGGGCAGCACCGTTATCACCTTTAATCTCTCCGGAGGTGATTGCCATTCGTAACTCTTGTATATCGGAGTGAAGTGCAGCAATTTCGCTATTAAGAATTTCACGACGGTTAAGCTTCTTATACTTCATTTTGACCCATTTATTCAGGTCTGTAAATGTGCCAGGATATCCAGATATTCCGGCATATACCCAAATCTCAATGATGGAAGGAGTGACTTCAGCAAATTCTCTAAACTCCTCACTTTCACCTGCAGTCAAGGTATCAAGCCACTGCTCAACATAGTTCAGGTATACCTTGCCAGTTGTTATTTCTGTTTTAGTTGTCATCAGAATGCTCTCGCCGTATTACGTGCATAACTATGCATGTTGGCCCGATCCTTGGCTTTCAACCTTGTCTCGTTGTCTTGGGTTTTCCGCGTTTCGTCTCCCGTTGCACGGGTGTTATCAATTGTTCCCTGTGCGTTTACACTTGCAACATCTACTGTTCTATCTGCACCATACTTGGATGCATCAGCAGCTGAAGTTGCTTTGAACTTTTCAGCATCAGAAGAAATGAGCTGTTGTACTGTATTTGCATCTGACTCATATAGGGATGAATCCTTCTGCATCTGTCCTACATCAGTTTTAGCCTTTGCACCGATGTTGGCTACATCACGATCTTTGTCGAAGCTACCAAAGTTAATTTTCTCGTTTGAAGCATTGTTCTGGGCATCAGTGAGACGCTGTTGTTCACCAATAACAATCGTGCCTAAACGATCTTGTTGCCCCTGCGCACCAATGGACAGACGATCCTGCTCTCCAGTCGCAGACACCATACCCAAATCTCTGTCATGCTGTGCATTAGCAAACTGATTTTGATATTTGAATTGAGCATCCATGGATTGCATTCCATAGTTAAACTCATCCTTCATCGCTGCAGACTGGTTACGTAGCTCCAGGTCTGCCTGATGGGTCATATTGTTCTGTGCCAATCCTGAGTTGAACTGACCCAGCTGCATTGCAAGCTGGCTATCAACAGCAGATTGTATAAAGTTCCCCTTGAACGCATTTTTTGCCATACGTCCAGCATCATCATTTGGTGATGACTTGTAAAAGTCATTCATCATTCCTTGGAACTTAAACATTCCTTGTCCGTTATTACTACTACTGCTGCCACTACTTCTACTGCTAGGTCTACTTGCTCCCCTCTCCCTTACTAATTTGTCGTAGCGTGCTTGATCAGAAGCACCCCAATGCTTACCACCTTCAAGAGCTATTCGTGCAAGTTGTTGATCTAACCCTGCTGGAATCTTTGCAGCCATCGTACTCTTATTTAGTCTTTTCTTATTGTAACTACTCTATTTTTTTAAATACAATATAGATATTAACGACATTCGACATATGAGATTCAATAGTATTGGCAGACAAGGCAACTACTCACAAGCCGGTAAGGCAGTAGCTGATGATGCCTTGAATTCGTTTCTAGTAGCACGTCGTAAATCTCCTGACTACGGGAAAATTGCACAAGATGCTGCAAATATTGCTCGTGAAGAAAAGATCAACTCTATTAAGGCACAGGCTGAAGTAACGAAATTAGGTATTGCAGCTGCAGCAGGTGTTAAGGCTAAAAAAATTGACATCAAGGCTAAATCAGACCTTAAATCTGCCACTCGTAAAGCTGGTGTACTAGCCGCTGGTGGTCAGATGATTCAGGAAGGTGCTTCTTACTTGGGTAATGAGCGTACTAAACGAAATGTTGGTGAAACCGATTCTGATTACACCGCTCGCATCACAAGAGCACAAAGTAAGATAGCAGAGCTTGATAAGAAGATAGAGGAATTAGGGATGGATAGCGAAGGTAACTTTACTGGCGGTAGTAATAGTGGTGGGTTAGTTGAAGAAAAGTCTCCGGGTAAGACTGTTCAAAATACTGGAGACGGTTTACCTAAAAACAACGGAAGTACTACTCCAAAGTTTGACGGTGGTATTACCGGTCAAGGTGGTGGCACAGTAGATCAGCCTGTTGGTGGAGGAACAGGCTGGCAACGTTTAAGTAAGGTACTCAGATACGGTGAAGGTACAACTGGAGACGCTGGCTATACGACACAATTTACTGGTACTCAGTTCTCAGATATGTCTAAACATCCACGCCAGCTTCGTTCCTCTGGGAACCTTGAGTCAGACGCTGCTGGTGCATATCAGTTTCTGTCTAGCACCTGGGATGAAGCAAAGAGCGCATTAAATCTTCCTGACTTCTCAAGAGAAAGTCAAGAGAAAGCTGGACGTTTCTTGACGAAGCGTCGTGGTGTTAATCCCGATCAAGTCTTTAAGACTAAGGAGGAGTTCAAGGGAGTTATGGATAAGCTGGCTCCTGAATGGGCAAGTATGCCTTACTCACGTCAATCACCAAAGGGTTATGGTAATGGCTCTTCCTATTACGGCCAAGGTGGTATTAGTCTTGATAAAGCGTGGTCTCTATATAACTCTTAGAGAGCAAAGGCTGCAGCAAGAGCTGCTAGCCCACCACCCATACTGCTGATTGCCTTACGACGATCCTGCCTATCTAGTCGCTCCATCTGTTCGTTAAAACGCCTATCTTCACGACGATCTGCACGTATTTGTTGATTCAGCAGATCGAGACGACTTTGTTGTAAATCACGGCGGTCATCATAATATCGACGCTCTCGTACCATCCGTTCATTTTTTAATTGTGGATTGTCATACGCTGCTTCACTTCGTTTTCTATCTGCTTCAATAGTTTCGTTAAGGTTCAACTCTCTGATATCTGACGCATAAGTATCTAGAAAATCTTCGGCACTCATCCCATTTAAAAGTTGTAGGCTTGGATCCATTCTTTGTGCAGAACGTACACGACCATCTTTCTTGGCCTTATCCATCTTCACCTTATTGGAGGTATCTTCTAAGCTATCCGTATCTACGAATAACCTGTCACCCAGCTGTAGATCGTAGTCACCAAACTCATCTGGGCCTTGACGTACTAGATCTTTACGACGGTCTTTGCCGTAGCTGTTTAAACCAACAGCAGCACCTACTCCAGAAAGAGCAGTTAAGCCTAAACCAATTCCTTTTGCAACGCCAAGCGCACCCATTTCTTTAACGCAATATCTTTTACTATTTTACACAGCTTGCAAAGCTTGTTTTGCTTCCATTCGTGATACCCGTGCTTGTAGTTCCTGGTTAGCACGAACCAATAGTCCGATTAGTTCTGTTGGATCAATGCACAACTTACCGATCGTCTCATCGTAGTAAGTAGCGTCAGGCATAACCTTCTGGTATTCCTGTGCAATGAATCCGTAGTGCATACGTTCTGGACTAGAGCTGTACTCTTCTTTGTAGAAGAAGGTGACAGGCTTCAGTTCCCGGAGAATTGCACACGCATTCTCTAGACGATCGATAGTGTGCTTTGTCGTTTCATCTGATGCCATTAAAAGTGGAGCTGCTGCACTGGCAATACCAGTAATGGCACTTATGAATCCTCCTTTCTTTTTAGCACTTGCTTGTGCTCTCGTATCTCTTGCTTGCTCTTCAGCTACTTCGATCCTTGCAGCACCCTGAATACCTACCATTGCTGCATCCGCTTCTGCATTTTCTACAGCCATACGTGTTGCTGCCGCATTAGATGCTGCTGTCAATCCAATGTCTTGATAGTTAGGGGACTCATCTGTAATACCTTTAAAGATATTTGATGTATTTACAATTCCTGCTGCACTTCCAGCATTAGTAGATAGACCCGCACTACTTAATGAGATTGGCTCAAATTCTCTAGCCTGTCCACTCTTGGGTGTGTACCTTGTACGTGGCGTAGGTGTACCAGCAAATCTAATTTGTGAACGTGCCATGTCTACTTTGTATATCCTTTATTTATCTTATCTACTTTAGGACTGGCTATTTACATATCATACCCACCCAATGCTTCTCTACCTATTCCTGAAGCGTGGGGTTGACTGTACTGTGTTTTACCCATGTTAGTTCCAATATTGCTACCGCCGAAGTTCATGCCACCAATAATTGCTCCACCGATCTTGTCCAATTCCAGACATCATTGCTGCCTGAGTTCCTGCATTAGCTAATGAACGATTCGCAGCACCCGTAATTGCCGCTCCTTCTACATCAGCTGCGGACAAAATACCAGTATTTAGTGCCTTGCTTTGCTTTCCAATACTGTTAACTAGTTCCTGTCTAGCTAAATTGCTGGCAGCCTGTGCATTCATCCCATAGTCAGGGCTATCTTGCATATAATTCTCTACTCCGGTAACTCCACCAGTAAAGTTACTTACACGTTGTCCAGCAAATCTCATGGTATTAAATCCTTACTAATTGATTGTATCAATTTGATTCTCTTGGGCATTGCGACGACGCCTTTCGTCCTCAAATAAGTTACCCGCCAGCATTCCACCAGCGGTTGATGCAATTCCACCAAGTAGTCCACCTTTGATGCCACCACGACGTGCGCCAATAGTGGTTCCTGCTAATGCAGCTGCGGTAGGTAAAAGACCAGTATTGACTGGGAGGCTACGACCAAGGAACTGAACTTCAGCTCCATGAATACCATCGTTAGTGTATTTGGCTACGCCTGTTGGCAGAATCATTTGACCATCATCTGTTGGATTTAGATCTCCTTCATTATCAAACTTAAATGCCTTATATCTCATGTACTCATCTTTCGAGACATCAGGACGTACTTGCTTAAACTCATCCCATGGAAGAAGATTCCCTGTCTTACCAAGGATGTACTTGGCAGCTACTTCACCTAATACGTTGCTGGTCTTAGACGGATCTTCTTCACTCTCAAGTACTGCCTTATAGCCCTCTTGTCCGCCAAGTGGGTTCATCAGTCCAATGGATTGATTAATTGCGAATCCGGATGGAATCAGTAAAGCTTCTGCAAGCCCTGGCTCATACTTACGTTTGTAATATTCACCACTTTTGCGTGATACACCTGCTGTCGGTAATCCACTTTCACCAATCAATCCAGCTGCTTTTGCATCTCTTGTATTTCTAATACCAATTCCGGTAGGAGCTGCTTGATAAATATCTGGAGCAAATTTATGTAGGAGAGCTTCTTGTGCAGTACTGCCTACAGCTTGTGGTGCATTCAGAAGCCACCACACGGACCTTCCACGGTCCTGTACGAGGTCTCCAGCCAATGTGCCAAGCACTTGCCCACCTCGCTCTACACGGTCGTTAGAGAGCCCTAGACCCATCTCCTGGCGTGCCTGCATATGTTCTGGATTCGCCTTACCCATCAGTTCACGGGCAACTGACACTGTTGGGTTAGATCCCATCATCTGGTTCCAACGTGAACCGTCAGTCTCTTTACCTTCTGCTTCGTAAGCACGTTTCAGTGCAGCCCGGTAGTCCTCTCGTCCATACCCAACATTCCGCTGGAATCCTTTGTTCAGTCTTCCAAGGATTTCGTTAATTCTGTTCTGTCTAGGTACCATGATTAAGCCAATCCGTTTTCAGCCATAAAGAGATCAGTTGGCCTATATCCAGCTAATCCGTATTGAGCCAAGATCTGTCGTTCCATCTCTGTACGAATGTCTTGATCAGCTCCTTGTTGCACCTTTTCCCAAGGAGTAGTTCCGCCCCCTTTGACACGTAGTGCGGCATCACCGGCATACATACCTGCATAGTCACCAAGGATTGAACCTCCAATGTCAGCCGCTGTCTGGCCTATCCCCTTGGCACCCATATTCCGAGCAAGTCCAGCAGCTCCGATACCTCCGAGTGCACCACCTGCTGCTTGTGTAGTGCCTGCAATCAACTTGTCACCAAGATCACCTGGTGTCTGAAGCCCTGCTAACCCACCAAACAAAATGTCAGGTGCAACACGGAATATACGTTGCTCGGTGTTATCACCTGCATTTCTTGCAATAAATCCACCAGCATTTTTTAATGCATCACCTGCAAAGCGAGTAGCACCTTTTAAACCATCTTTACTTGCAAATGCTTTGGCGCCAGCAATTCCTGCTTGGACAGCTTTTGCACCTCGAAGTGCTGTAAGGGCTGCTCCTAATTTTGCACCGAGTGCACCCAGTGCTGGTATCGCTAGTGGAACCATCTGCCTAATCTCTAACCAATGTGTCTATTTTAGCTTGATGGTTCAACACCATTAAATTCCATTCCTGTTGGCTTGGATGAGAACCTAGCCATCCATCCTTCTACACGTTTCTGCTCAAATGGATTGTTCATAAGTTCCAATGCACGAGCACCCATTTCACCTGCCATGCGACTGTTGCTCTTAGATAGCTCCCTTCCTTCACGAGGAATTGTTGCGCCGTCAAGTCGAGCAAATGTTTCAGGAGTTTCCGAAGAAGCGTCCTGATTAGCCCGACCTTGTTGAATTGCTTCTTTTGAAAACTGCATTAGAAACGCACCTCTTCTTCCTCTTCTTTACCTATGTTAGATAATCCGAGACCAGCAGCTAAAGCACCTAGTCCTGTGGCACCAATTGCAGCACGATTTCTTCCTCGTGCATATCGTGGACTTGTGCGGAATGCTTCAGCCTTTTGAGCAACATTGTCTACTCCATCTTGAATAGAGGAGATGATCTGCTCACGACGGCTAGGAGGCGTTGGGCCAGCACCATCTGGAGTACCCATGTAGTTACGGGTTGAAGGTGAAGGTCCTTGGCTTGGACCATCTAATGAGAACAGTTCGGAACGCAGATCTGGTGTCAGCTGACGACCTGACCGAGCAGGGGGTAGTGCCAACTGTGCACTTTGTGCTGATGGCTGTGACGCAACCTCCATACGGGCAGGACCTGTTCCAGCCCAAGGATCTGGAGCAATAGATGCTGCAACAGTTGATTGTTGGATTGGTTGAACTGGGGTGACAGGTGTGCGATACATGCCGCTCCTACCTGCAGGTCCAGCAGCAATCATTGGGCCTGTACTTACAGCTTTACCAGCTGCGGCGTACTTCTCACCCATTGAACGGGCATCATCGATTGCACCACTGCGGCGTTTTGCAGATTCGGAGAAGATTGCGTCTTCTTGGTTCCGTACTCCACTTGGTGTGGCATCAAGTGCTGACCTACGTGCAGAGATTGCACTATCGGTTGCACCGAGTGCAGCTTCGTTCTGTAGATCTCTGTTTGCACTCTTGATAATTCCAGCAGTGTCATTTGGCTTGCCGAAGCCCTCATACTTATTCATTGCCCCGAGGATCACATCCTCACGACTACGGCGATCAATTGGTCCCTGATAAACACGGGGAACACTGGTATCACCGGAGAATGTTCCCTGTTGATTGGACCGCGCCATCTTCAGGACTAAATCCTTCTCTGTTGGGGACAGATCGTTTAAACCTTCTCCTGTCAGTCCACGAAGCTGTGGTCCGACTTCCATTTTCACTGGATTCCCCTTCTTATCCATACCCATGACCACACGGTCTTTGGATCCCATGGTGCCGATGTGATGTAGTGCATTACGTCCGAGAACGTTTGGATCTGCAGTGGGATCAACTCCATAGACAGGCTTGGTGTCAGGAATAGTCCGAATCATTCCTGCAACGCTATTAGCACCAGCGCGTGCACCTGGCGTTACGCCTGCGTTACCCCCAGCGTAATAGTCTTCTTTGAACTGATGATTTGACCTAGCCATGGGGCTAGCGTCCACTGGTACAGATGTATCCCTAGCAGCATCGAGCATCGTCAGTGCTTGGGACACGTTCCCGACTTCATCGGGTGAAAGCTTCAGTGTGTTGGCAAGGATGTCGCGAGCAGTTGGCTCTGTAGTTGGACGGGACCTGCCAGGGTTGGTTGGATCAAATGCGTACATCTTCCGTCCACCTGCACGCTCTGCGTCAGCGACTTGGTCAACTAGTGCCTGAAGATCAGCAAGAGAACGAGGCTGTCCAACTGTTCCTAATGCACCACTGCGACCAGCAGGAGAAGCGTTGACTCGATCAACTAATCCGCCAAGGCTTCCGCTGATATCAACTTGGCGCATCCTTTCTGCACTCTGACGCTTGGCAATTTCCTGTGCAGCCAGATCCTGGACTGTGACTGGGTTGATAGGCACGTTCAAAGCGCCTTTTCCAGATACATCAGCAACTTGACCTGGGGCGGTGTAGCCAACAGGGTCATCACCTCCAACAATGTTCCCTGATCCGTCGTAATAGACACGGGCAGGGCTATATCCTTCTGCGGCAATCATTGGAGTTGATCCAGGACTCCAGTTAGCAGGGCTATTGGGATCCTTGATTGCATAATCCTGCAACTTCACCCGTTGCATGCCTTGAGCATTACTGCTCCCCTGCATACCGTCGAGCATGAAGGCATCTTCAGTAGAAACACTGATAGGTGCCCCTGCATCTTCAATCATTAGGGCACGAGCATCATCCGAGTTCTCATTACGGACATATGCCTTTCCGCCTGGCTCTAATTCAGGCAGAGAATCCAAAACCTTACGGGTACGGCGACGACCTGATTCACTAGCGATTGCATCACCTTTTGCTCGATCATCTGACATAGATGCACGTGCTGATTCAGTAATCGATGGAGCTGTAGCTCTTACTGCTCTTGCACCTTCTGCTCTGTCAGCCATAACTGAATTACGGCCTGGTTGGCTCCGTTCAATACGTGCCAACAGCTGACCAACTGTTTTCCCTTCAGCAACAGGAGTATCAAGAGTTAATTCACCGGTTGCAAGCATTTCACGGATACGTGTAGCAGCATCTGCAGAGGCAGCGTTACCTCCACCTGTATCCCGTTCGTTATCGAAGCCATATCCTTTGCGAAGTGCAGATTCACGGATCGCACGACGCTCTTGCCATGATTCACCCGGTGCGTTGCGGGTTGGAACACCATCTGGAAGTACTACTGCACGATTTTCTTTTGTGTACGGATCGAGATATGAAATACGGTTGTCATCTCTTGGTCCACTGCCAAAATCTTTGTCTTGATCAGTGCGATTTTGAAGATCTGACTGATCTTCACCATATGTAGCTGTCTCTACGTCATTAAAAAGGTCAGTTTCACCTTGAAGTGGTCCTCTTGGGTTGATACCAAGATTTGCCAAACCTTCTTGCTGAATACGCTGCTGTTCACGTGTTAATCCTTTCCGTTCTCGCGCTCGACGACCCTCAAGTACTACTTCTGCTCCATCAAGCAGCATCTCAATCTCTTCATTGCTAGCTGTTTGGTTAGCAGCGCGAGATTCAAGTAAATCTCTACGTAATCTTTGGTTCTCTAAAGTCACAGCAATAATGTCAACAACCTAAACCCATTGTAGTTAGATTTAGGTCGCTATATTTACACTGCTGGGTCTTCTTCTTCTGGTTTGATTAGTTTCACATAAGAACCAAGCAGATCTTGCGCTTTTTGCTGATCACGTCCAAGTAATGTACGCTTATCGTCCTGACTGATGGCCATCATCTGTCCATCATTGTTTGGATCAGTGATATATGACTGACCTTCGAAAGTTGCCATACCTTTTTGTGCTTTCACTGCACGCATACCATCAAATTGGTCCTTTGCATCCAAGAATGCACGGCGTCGAGCCATATCAAACCCAGCTGTTGCTGGAGATCCGTTCTCACCACCAATTTTGTTGCCAAGAACGTCGGTAAGCACGGGTGGTAAAGCAGTATTTCCGTTGTTTCCTGCAGAAATAGCTCCATTTTCTACTAATTCTGGGGAACCTTGGCGCTGAATTACGGTAACTGGGGGCTTGCTGCCGTCAATTGTGGTCTCAGGGAAGAGGCCTAGCCCTCGTGCCTTATCTTCTTGGTCAAGTTGTGCGTTTTGTGCTTTCGTTAATTGTGGTCTCGACGATCCTTTTTCTGGGTTCCGCATCACAGCAGCATCTTCGGCCGAATAGTCGATACCAGGCAGGTTGTTAGAGCTAAATGGGTCAGCCAGCGAGGGAATTCCGCGATTATTCAGGTACTTGTTGACCTCATCCATCTGTAGTACGGAAGATCCCATGGATGTTCCTTTTCCTGCACTTTCATCGGGGGCGGGAACGTCTCTTCTTGTGGCAACAGTTTGTGGTGTGGACTTCTTTTCACCCGCCTGTATTGCTTTTTTATATCCACTCTGACCTTCTGGTGTAGCAACGTTAAAGGACTTATTTCCTACGTTTTTAACTACAGGTTTGCCAGCACGAAACTTGTCATAGCCAGATGTGTCCTGACCTGTGACGACCATCGCACCGCGCACAGCTTCACCAGCAATAGCGTCAATTGGTTTATCGATGATTCCGAAGTTCTGACCGCGTGCACCGAACATCCCAATACCACCACCAGGCACACGAGCACCACCAGGGACTTTTAAGTTTGTCGTGATCTGTTGAATCCCATTTGGGTTTAGCAACTGTCCTGCTGTAACAGGCACGATTGCTCCACCTTTGGGGGCAGCAGCAGCAACTCCACGGTTAATTACATTCTGTTGAAACCACTTAATAGGATCCATCTCTATAAATACTTATCATCCCCCTATTCTAATAACTACAAAACTACGCTTACTACGCTCATATCTAACCCTTTCTAAATTAATTACTTATAGGGGGACACGAGGGGGATTAAAAAAGGGGTATATAGAAAACTACTGTAGTTTGCGTAGTTTTTCCGGTTGACTCCAATAACAACCGTTTACAAGCAGCAGCGCAATGCTCTCATTTAGTGTCCACGAAGCCATACAGTGTATTTGGCTTACCTGTGGAAAACTATATTATTTTATTGAGAAGTATTACGAGCTGCTTTTTGCCAAAAGTTCGCCTATAGGGGGCTAAAAATGGTACAAAATTTTAGACGTGTTTAATACCCTCTGTACCCGAACTACTGGTGCAACAAAAAAAATAACTACTGATACAACTGATGTTTCACCGCTCGCTTCGCTCGCTTGTTAACAACTGTTGTTCGATTGCTTCGCAATCTCACGTTTAATCCTTTGTTCACGCAAGTCAACACACTTCAGTTAGTACACGATTGTGTAACACATCTGTTCTTCTGCATCGTGTGTTTCCTACTTGCGCTCACATCTGTTAGCAGAAGTTACTACCGCTGTCTTTCATTCGTTGAAATCACACGCGAGAACTTATGCGTAACTTAAGTGAACCCTTGATTCGCTTCGGGTACTACACCCTACCTCACCTACCCGTGCCCACTCCGTGGGCTTTATAACCATGTGTCTTTTACATAATTCACATGTTTCTTGTATTCAATTCATGGCTCGTTAGTAACGCGCTCATCATCAATGAATTCGGTAATCGTTACGCCTATACCTGGCGTGGTGAACCATTGTTCTGTTCAATTAAATGAACCATAACTCCCCACTCTGTGGGGTTTTTCTTCATGTGTCTTCTATCTAATTCACATGCGTAACTTCCAACTTCAAGTTCAATTCAACGGTGTTGGTGAACTCTATACGACCACGTGGTCACCACGTTCTTACAAGTCCGTATCCACGTTGTACAACATCTACACACGCAGGTTTCCCAATAATATCTATTGGATCTTACCAGTTGATTGAACCTTATCCCCGCTCTGCGGGGTTTATCTTTCATTACTTCTTCGATGTAATTGCTTGTGCGTCTATCGCATTTCTTTTGCATCGTTGCTTGTCGGCATCTCTTTATATCTAAATTCAATGACTAACAATCCATATGTGGATCAAATAATCCAGCAGACAGGTTGCACTGAACGTGAAGTTCGTGCCTTCTCTGTTCCTATGCGTCCGATGACCTTCCCTTGCGTCATCCACGGACGGACATTCGAATCACATGATGACTACATCAATGCGATGTATGACTACCTCGATTCAATGTAGCTTTTACCCCCTCCGGGGGTTTTATTTGCGCGTGTTCTTCTTACTCACCACTGTGTCTAACACTTACACGCCTGTTCTCGTCGGTGCAACTATCGGCCTCGGCCTTGCTGCCGTTGGCTTCTTCACCCTCCCCTGGTACCACGACTTCCTCGTCTGGTCCTACGCCTCACCTTGGACCTGGATCATTGGTATCTCAGGTGGTGCTGCTCTAGCTATTGCTACAGACGATTGAACCTTAACCCCCTTCGGGGGGTTTATTTGCATGTGCAATTCATTTACCAATTCACATGCTTGCCACTAAAGCTATCCTTCACAAAGTCAACCGTACCCGTGGTCTCATCACTTGGCACTTCGTCGAGAATGAATCTAACGGTAGATGTAAAGCTATCCGCAATGACGGACGAGTGTTCGATTACTTGAACATCAAAGACATGCGAGAAGGCTACCGCTTCATGCGTGATACCTACGGTTTTCAACCTATGTGAACAGAGGATATGCCCCTTCCAGGGGCTTTTTCCTTCTTTGCCTTAATTGGCATTGTTCACTTATGATTTAATTTAACTATGGCTTTTCGTATCCCTGGACGTAAAGAAAGCATCCGTGTCTTCGACCGTGTCAAATGTCTGGATACACAGTATGACGTCTTCGATGTTGGTGTACAACACGCTGACGGTGGTATCGACTCTGTAGTTGTCGGTGTATCTGCCTACTCTCTCAAGAAGGCTATTGCTGCACTCAACTCCAAGGCTGATGCCAAGGAAGCAGAAGCTCCCGCTACTGTCTAATGACTGCTCCCCCTTCGGGGGGTTTTTTCTTTTGTTTCGGACAACCGTTGATTTACTTGTAGCGAATCATCAGGTTCTCGTCCTCATCCTCCGGTGCTAACGCTGCGGCGATGTCCATCAGACCTTTGCCTGCAAGTGATACACCTGTTGCTGGTAATACATACCTAGCACTAGCGGAGACTACGGGTTGTCCATATTTCATTGCTTGATGAGCAAGCATCGTTAACCGATCATTCGGATCAACTCCCTCAATAGTTCCCAACCCTCGTGTAATTGGTGATCCAACAATCTCACCTGTCATATTACGGACAACTCCCATAGGTGTGCCTCCCCTAGGGTCACCTTCGGGTAGGACAATGGCGTCCCGTACTTTGTCAGCGTACATATCATCAAACTGACGTAACTGTCCTCCAATAGGAGCAGCTGCGGCTACCACTCGTTCTCCAAGTGAACGCAGCATGTGATCAACCTGATCCTTAACTGTACGTGCATCTCCACGACGGTAAGTACGTCCGGGCTGATTACGATATGCCATTGTTACCATTTATTTAACACCCCTCTATTGTATTCAATTAGGCTTATAAAGAAATGATTAAGATACTAATAGCTACCCTGCTAATAATACCCCCTACCGTACTAATTCCCGCTACTGCAACACCTAATCTCTGCGAAGAGATAGAAGCTGTGCTGTGGGAAGCGGTAGAGGATGGGTACATAAAAGAGCAGGTGGCCATAAGAGTGGCTGGTAACTGCTCACTCGAAACATACGAATAACAGCCATTACCCCTTCCAGGGGTTTTTTCAAACGTTGTCCTTTGATAAATACGCATGACTACTGCTGTAATTATCTTCAGCTGGTTATTCGCCTTTTACGTAATAAAGACGGAAAACCCTTTTGGCTTATGACAATGGTGCTATACGCAGCACTCACTATGGTTCTCCATCTTGAGCTAACTGCAACTCCAATTGTCCTACTGCCATTCATCTTCCCACGGGAAGAAATTGTTCCTATTTCTCTACAACCATGATTCAATTCGACTCACAAACTATCATCCTGGCTATCATTGGTATGACAGGACTATTTGCTACTGCAACAGTCCTTTCGTACAGCTTTAAGCGCAACAGAACAGGTAACGGAAGGTACCAATGAGAACATTAGATGGGAAAGAGCTCTCTGCTCTCAAAGACGAATATGCTTCTGCCGTTGTCGAAAAGATGACGAATGCAGAAGCTCGATCATATCTACGTCAGATTATCTACAACGATGTTGCTGTAGCTGACGGTCTGGACCTCTCTAAACGAATACTCAAAGTGTTCGGTGAAGAAGAGTACGACGATATGGTTGAGTTCGTCACCCGTAATAACTAGGTAGGGTATCCTCTCCTCTAAACCGAATAGCCTGGTCAAAAGATCAGGCTTAATATAAATCTAGTGATATATAAATAAGCACATGGGCTTCTATAACAATCCCTTCCAACTAGTGAACGACCTAGTGAACATCCCTTTCGGCTCCGATGTATATGTCATCTCTGATGAGAAATATAAGGAGTTAAAACAGAAACAGGCAAGAGATGAAATCTCTGTGCTCGAACGTAGGCTCGAATCTTACGAAGTCGCGGCTACGAAACTACGAGATACCATCGCTTCTCTAAATGAGGAGCATGGTTTGCTCCCACCTCCTACTGATAAGTAACCAATGCCCCCTCCGGGGGCTTTTTAGTCAGTTGTTCTTTGATTGTCTCTTATGACTATCATCTCAACTGCGAAACCTGTATCTCTTGAAGATGCTTTGGACATCGCTGAACAGCGTGCTTATGCCGCTAAAACACCTGCCTTCCCTCCTATTACCGACACTATTGTCTGGTTTAAACAGGTGGACTGGGCAGATGTACGTCAACGTGCTCGGGCTGGTGTCAACAATGTTGGTCTTGTCCTCGCTGTCGTTGGCGAGAAAGTACATGACTTTGGTGCCTTCTTGGCAAACGTCTGAACTTATGCCCCCCCTGGGGGCTTTTCTTTCATTTGTCCTACAAATGATTGCACATGTCATCAATCCTGATTGCACACCTGCAAAAACAAGCAGCTCGTCGCTTACGTATTGAGAAGCAATATGCGCTCGCTCGTAAGTAAGGAACCTGCCCCCTCTGGGGGCTTTGTTTTCCATTGTCTTCTATTTCTGAACAATGGAACTCTATTCAGAACTTTCCTTGATCTCCGATTACAAGGAAGAAACCTACGACTGGATGTCATCTGATGACATTGACGTCGATGACTACGAGTACGTCCAGAACCTCGCTTCGGGCGTTGCCTCTCAATCTCGGTACTTCTGAACTTATGCCCCCCCTGGGGGCTTTTCTTTAATTTGTAGTTCTCGTTATATTCATGAGCGATTCAATCGAAAACACTCTTCCCAACTCAATCAGCACTGCTGATCTACAAAAGTTGGCAGACGCTGCTGCAGAAGCAGGGTCTAACAAGAAGACTGAAGAGGAGAAAACCTACGGTGGACTCACCGTTGACGAACTCTGGGATGTCGCAGACGCAGGTTTAACTCTTATTCAAGAGAATTGTTCCCATCCCCTTGGACACAAGGTTGCTGCCATCATTGTCATGGGTAACATGCTCAATTGGCACAATAAGATGGCTGAGCAAATGATGGAAGATGGCGAATTTTCAAATGTTGCCGCTTGGCTCAAAGACGCAGGTAAATTCCAAGCCATCATGAACATCCTTCAAACCATTGAAATTGGTGACGACGACCCTACAACTCTCTGATCCTTTGCCCCCCCCCTGGGGGCTTTTCTTTTATTTGTACTTAGTAAAATACAAATGCAGTGGGCAGTTATGACCAACGCTCAAGAATGTCTTGGCGTATGGGTTTCATATGTAGATGCAGCACAGTTTGTATCTGACAACTGTGAACATGAGAATGACATCTATGTCATCCCTTCCGAGGAGCTCACTAGTGAGACTGTCCTCTTGAATGCCTGACCTTGCCCCCTCTGGGGGCTTTCACAATCATTGTTCTTCAATTGATTGCGTTTATGGCAACTTCCTTCGATTTCACCATCATCAGTGACACCACTGTACCTGGTATTTCGTTGGTCGTAAGTCATAACGAAGATGCATTCAGCTACATCACGGAAGAAGAGAACATGACCTGTCTAGATGATGGATCTGTTCCTCTTGCTACTGACAAAGTCGGTGACTTCATTTCTGACGCTGGTTGGGATAAATACTCCTGCGAACTCGTTTGACTTCGATCAACCATTGCCCCCTCCGGGGGCTTTATCTCTCATTGTTCTTTACATCACATTCATGACTGACAAGACCTACGCATCATTCAACGCTCTCACCATCACTGGTCGCGTTTCTCATGCGGAAATGGTAGAAGGTAAGTATGGCAAGTTTCTTGCTGTAACTCTCCTGTCTGAATTGCAGAATGACGCACCTGCTGTCGCTGTTCAATTCAATCAAACTTCTGGTCTTCTCTTCTCCATCTTTGGTAAAGACGAGACTGCACTGCAGGGTCGTCTGGTTACTATCACTGGACATCTTGAGTCCTTCACCGAACTCTACTTCGATAAGAAGATCGGTAAGACCAAGCGCCTTCAGCGTCCCCGTCTCCAACTGTCCAAGGCAGTTGTTCTCGACGGTGGTCTTGGACCTAGCAAGCGTAAGGATGAGCCAGTCGATTCCGATATCGAGATCGATGAAGCTCCTGAACTTGCATCTGCAGAGTACTGATGCAGCCACGTGGCACCCTTCGGGGTGCTGCGTTTTTTATTTTTTAAAACTGACTAGGACATACTATGACTACATCAAAAATCACTTATGAGATCCAAAAGAGCCGCTACGGACTCTATACATCAGTACAAACTGATGGAACTCGTATGGTCACAGGACCCACAGAAGACGCTTGTCGTTGGGTGACTGATAATATCCACATTCCGGTGCTTGAAGGCACCTACAAAGGCTTCACAAGTGTCCCTCGTAGCGCTACTGTTGACGGGAAACTATAAACTAGTAGTACTACTAATTAAAGCAGATGAATATCCAACGCTTTGCCGGTGACAGCAAAATAATGCAAAAGATGGCAGCTGATATGGCAGCCAACGAAGCACTCATGCGTCGTAATCAAAGCGAAGCTATGCAGAATGCATACCTAGCAAGATCTAGAGATATATCCGCTACTGGTATCACTAATGCCGGAGCATTTTTTTAGAACCATTCTTGCCATTGCCATTTGAACGCAGTACGTCGTGACCAATACTGACATCACCACCACCACTGTTAATAACTAGAGCACGATCTCTATTCTCACCTGGGCTATCCATCCTCTCTGCTGTATTACCAGGACTTTCAAACCTAGTTGAGGCAATCTCTGGTGCAACTTCAGGACTATCGTATTGATAAGCGTTAGCTAACTCAAGTGGAGACAGACGATCAGCTTTCAGTCGCTTAAGAATGCTGTTCTTCAATGAATTGATCATTTCATCCCCTTCCCTGGCACCTTTAGTTCTATTCTCATACTTGCTTTCAAACATCATATTACTCCTGTCAGCAGACTGGCCACCATATTTCGCGTGAGGATTCTTATGTCCTCCATCAAGCCCTGTCTCTTCATATAAAGAACCGGTGACTGGGTTCTTACCACCATCTAATTCCTCTATTCGATCTAAAGCACGAGCCAAACGTTCAGCACCATCTAACTGTTCTACAGCACCAGAACGTAAACCAACTTTAGCTAGCTGGCTGGCACCTGCAGGGGCAAGAATCCGTTCACCTGCTTTACGTAACTCTTTTGTATGAGCACTAGGTGAACTAGGCATAACAACAGGTCCGTTCTTCTCTGCATCTATAGCCATCAACAAAGCATCGATGGTCTGTGGACTATCGCTACCCCCATGCATCTGCTTGGGGATTAACTTCATTTTTCCCCGATCTTCAATTCTGCCATTAGTTAATTCGGCTAAGTCATAGTGACTACCTACTGCTTCTTGAAGCATTGCAGCATCACCAAGACCCTGCAGTAGCTCAGGGCTGATATCACCGTTTTTAATTAATTGTGCTACTAATAATGCTTCATCGAAGACCACTCACATACATACTTATGATTATGTTTTTCCCATAAGTATCACTTACTACTCCTACATGTTATCTATAACTAATAACTTACTAAAATAAATAAAGAACCCAAAAATACCTATTAGTCAAAACAAATGCCCCCACTGGGGGCTTTATTCGTTGGTGTCCTTTGAATACATATATGAGAAGTTTCGCCAATGAAATGTATGTAGGTGTGGAAATCAATCCACCCTGCCCTCACTCTGTAGTTCACGCATTCGACCTAGACGACACGCTCTCTTCCAAACCTCAAGGGTTTGACAACACAGGAATGACCAAAGATGAATTCTTTGATGCCAGTCGTGACTTTGAGCCTGATATCGCTGTCAAAGATGTTGTTGAACTAATGCATATGCATGGTGATTGCATTGCTATCACTACTGCCCGTCCACCTGAACGCTTGGCCGAGACAGTCCACTGGCTGTCAAAGCATGACATTCCTTTTGATCAAATCATTTTGAGCCAAGGAACTGTTCCTTCATCCATTGCCAAACAAGCAATGCTTCAGAAGTTACAAGACGACTATCACGAAGTCGGCGTTCTATTTGATGACTCCCCTTACAACATTGAGGGTGCTCGTCTACAAGGCATATCAGCTATTCATCTACGTAAGAACGATGAGTACTGGGCCGCTAACCCCGAAGATGTTTACAGGTACGAAGATGAACAAGCACGAGAAGAAGCAAATCAAACTCATTGCTAAAGCAGACGCTTGCACCTCACGTGAGGAAGCTGTGAAACTTATACTCAAAGCAGAGAAACTTCGAGCTAAATTATTAGCGAAGAAGCTTTTATCTGATGCCAATTAACACTGTATTATTCGGTCTCGCAATGTTCCTCATTGGCGAGATCACCGGAATAATTATACCTACCTTACATTAATGATCAAAAAAATATTTACTGTACTTGCAGGACTTGCAATTGCTTCTCCTGTCAATGCAACTAGTTGGACAGATGTCAATACTCTGACCGATCTAGTAAAACAAACTGGAACTACCGTTGAAGCGCGAGACTGTCAACGCGAAGGTCTACAAGGCTTTTATCAATATGATCAAGAAGCAGGGATAGATCTACTCGTTGTTTGCTCAAACGTTGTTGATATGTCTGACTCCGATGCTGTATGGGAAGTTGTTTCTCATGAAGCAACGCATGTCATGCAAGCATGTATAGGTGGACCTGTCTTGAAAGACACCTATATCCCCCGTGTATTGCGTGAACTGCAAGAAACAGCTCCTCACTATTATCAAACTCTTCAGCAATATCGTGGCGATCACAAACGCTACGAGCTAGAAGCGTTCTGGATGGAACTACGTGCTCCAAATGTTGTCCATGAATTCTTGGACAGATCTTGTTTCGCACAACCTGAATGACATCTGCCCCCTCCGGGGGCTTTGTCTGTTCATGTTCTTTCTCTAGGAACTTATGAACATCCCAATGGTGAGTATCCCTCAAGTCCAACTTGATCAACTCATTCGAGATCTGCAAAAAGCAGAAGGTTACTGCCGTAGGGCACGTCCTGCTTCACGTCATCCGTCTCGTGAAGAACTATTCGCAGAACCTACCGAGTTCTACTCCGGTGCATCTGGCTTTGCCGGTGCAACTCTGCGGAATGCGATTCAAACTATCGAATCGTACCTGTGATTGGTACAAGCCACTGCCTTCGGGTAGTGGCATTTTTTTATTTAAACTACAAATATGTGTGAAATCTTATTTGCTTACTTAATTATCAACGCTATTGAAGCCACTCCTGGCCACATGCGGGTTGAACAGTTGCGTTATACCGACGGTATCCATACTGAAACTCGTGTAATCCATGTTCCTACCCAAGAGTATTTAGACTGTTGGGATGGACAAAGATGAACTAAAAACTAAAATTCTAGAGGAGATTGATGATGTCGAATATCGATACTACGCTCTCCCTCATTCTGGTCTTATCGCTGACTGGTTTATTCACTACTGGGATCTCGCAGAGCTTGTCATGCAGTACTTTGACGAGCCTTTTTATAAGCCGCAAAAGTCAACTGAGGATCAGATAAAATAGAAATATTGCTTCTATATTCTCATGGGTAAAAATCGGTTTAAAGATAAGTCATACAACCCTAAATACGGCATTGGCGGGCGTGTAACAAGTGACGATCTAAGTATCGACGGTAGGAGTTGGGATTACCGTGACCCACAAAATAAGAAAGAGAGTGCACATCGTGCAATGGATGACAAAAACCCGAACTCATATGACTACACCAATCCCTTGTACGATTACTCATACGGTGCAGTCCGTGATGCTAGTGAGGCAGTAAACGTTACCAACGTCAATAGTAAAGGCGACGTTAAGCAACTCATCGACTACCTCCAGAAAGGTCCCGAAGATAAGCCTGCTGAAGTAAAAGTATTGCCTGTTACAGACAAAAAGGAGGTTGATGCTCCTCCTCCTAAGCCTTATGAGCAATCACCAGAACTAACTGAAGCTAAAGAGCGTGTCCAAGTTTGGGAAGATTCCAATGCTGGCACTGATCCCTCTCCCTTTGGAGGCGAAAGGTTGGACTTCAAGTCAATGGTCTTCGATGTTGATTCCAACAATGGCGCTTCTGCTCAAACATCTAGTGGAGAAAAAGCACAGAGCCAGCTCGAAGTATTCAAGAACAAATTAAAAAATCGATTACACTTCCGGCCAGTACTCTAAAAGCTACATAACTTGCGTAGCTTCGAAAGCCCAGTCAAGTACTGGGTTTTTTAGTGCCTACTACCAAAAAGCTACGCTAACTACGCTGGGAGCCCTATATACCTTTTAAAAAATAGATAGAAGGGGATACCCCAGTGTGCGTATATAAAAAAGAGATATATAGAGAAGATGTGTAGCAAACGTAGTTTTTACATATTTCTATTGGGGTACTGTTTGGACAGTTCCCTTGCAGCGCAGCGGAATACGAGCAAAAAACCACGATTAGACTTAGCTACAGTAGCTCTGTGGCAAGAGTATTTATACGCCATTAAATGATCGATTAATAAAAATTTACCGAGCCCAGTTCTTAATACAGAGCTTCCTTTCGGCTAGTAGCACAGTAACGTTTATGCGAATAATGAAATTCGCATTTATGCAGCGGATAGACGTCAAGGTTGACGAACGATTTGCTGCTGTCCTCAAAGGGTACTGCGCTTATTGGGGTCTGACTCTGGGAGAACTCATGTATGAGGCTGCCAAACAACACGTACACTCATCTGCGCAAGTTTGTACACTTGCAGATGACTTAATGCGAAAGCACGGAGTAATTGCTGACAAGCGTTCAGCCAAGCACTGTTACGGCTATCTTTGCCGTTGCTGCAAGCATCAGCTTATGTGCAGAACTGGCCTGTATCAAAACGAATGGGAGATTGCTGACGAACACAAGCACTTGCAAAAAGATCAATCAAACGATTACCCCCTTGACTCCTATAAACAATGAAAAAACTTCAAGTCCAAATGCCTGACCCATGTCATGCGGTATTAAAGGACTATGCCAATGCTTGGGGCATGACAATGTCTGAAGTGATGTATGAAGCCACTCGTTGCTTTATGCACAAACATTCAGAGAATTGTGGATACATCAATTCATTATTTACATTTAGACGTATCAAAGCTGATAAACGACTTACCAAAGAATGTTATGGACATCCTTGTTTTGCCTGTGAGCACTTAGTTGCTTGTAAAACAGGACAATACAAAGGTGGCTGGGAAATGTCTGAAAAAGTTTCTGAGTACATCAATCTGAAAGCATAATTTTTTTTGCCTGAAAGCTTAACAATAAGTTAGACGATTGATATCTGTATGTCTCGATATATTTAATCAAAAAAATGTATCAACGCAAACGTTGCGCTTGTGGCGTGAATAATCATACTTTCATTGTCGCTTGTCTGCGGCCTTCACAACTGATCGAATACATGACTACAAATAAACACCCACAAATCTCACATTTAATTGTCTCGTTTATGACAAGCATGAATAGCATGAGCAGGGTGTTGTTACACAACAAGTCTCAAAAATAAAGGCACACCTAGTTGCTTCACTTGTATAGCAATTATTGCCCCCTCCGGGGGCTTGATCCTTTCGTGCGCTTTGAAAAAAGCGTGTTCTTTATATGTCAATTCAATGCCCGCAAATTTCACATCTGGCTGGCTCGGCAACGGCGAACGTGCATGGCACGAAATGGGGGTCGTCACCGACGGCACCCTGCCAGCGCGAGAAGCGTTTGAAACTGCCGACGCTTTATTCACAGTCGAAAAGCGAGAACTTCTCGTTCCAGTCACATTTAACGGACAAGCCTCAGTTGCCGCATCAGGCACCTACGGAGTTGTCCGTACTGACAGTCAAGGATTACTCGGTGTTGTCAGCAAGCAATATGAAATCGTTCAAAACGATTCGCTCCTTCGGATGGCTGAATTCATCCGCGAGGAGGCAGACATGGACTGCGTCATCGTTCTATCGGACGGAGCCAAAGTCTGCTTTACCGCCACACTCCGTGGTGCGGAGACGGACATCGTCCCTGGCGACACAGTCAAACGACGCATCGTTGGCTATCTAGGACACGACGGCAAGACTGGTTGTGGTGCAAAGTTCACCAACATCCGTGTTGTCTGTCAAAACACACTGACTGCCGCTCTCAATGAGAGTGGTGCTCAATCAAGCATCACCCATAAGGGTACTGCCAACGCTAACTTCGATGCTCTTATCAACAGTATTGACGTAGCACGGCAAGACTTTGCCGCTGAATGTGATCTGATGCGTGAGTTTTCACGTACCCACATGAGTGCTACTGGCTTCAACGAGTTTGCTGACCACGTTTACAACATCAGTGAAGGTGAAGTATTTCGCAAACGTCAGAAGCTAGAGCAAGCATTCCGTGCTGGTTATGGTTCGGAGTATGCCTCATTCTCACTATGGAATGGCTTGAATGCCATCACCCAAGTAGAAACAAGCACCCGTGGCACTACAGCTGCCAAGGGTAGAGCACAGTTTGCACGTGGCACCTTTGGTTCTGGTGCTGTTATCAGCAAAAAAGCTTTCTCTGTTGCACGTGACCTAGTTACTGGCTGATAGAAATACAATTGGGAGTACTTAATTGTGCTCCCTATTTGTTAGCTTAAGGTTTCATCCATAATATGAATTATTTATGTTATCTAAAATCTTTGGTGTTACTAGTGCCGTTCTATTGGCTCTGTCTACACCCGCAACCGCTGCAAGCACTATGCTTACGAGCTGGTATGGACCATACTTTCACGGTCGCCTCACTGCGAACGGAGAAGTGTATGACCAAATGGGATTCACCGCAGCACATAAAACTCTCCCTTTCGGAACGAGGCTACGGGTCTGTTATCAAGGATGTGTCAACGTCCGAATTAACGACCGTGGTCCGTATATCGGGGCTCGTGAGCTTGACCTCTCTCTGGGTGCTGCTAAAACAATTGGATTAGTAGATCCAGGCGTTGCAAATGTTCAGGTTACTTATCTCTAATTAACCACAATCGTCTGCTCCCGAAGATAAACTAAAAACAGTTCAAGGAGATACAAATGTCTAGAACAACTAAACATCCCATTACCAAAAATTGCTTTACTGATTTAGAGCACGAACGCAAAGAACGTAAACAACAACGCGCACAGAATATCGAGCTACTTAATGCTTCACTCGACTTAATCGTTAAAGAAAATTAAGTATTTATACGCCGTTATTTGTGCATTTCTTAACATAGACTAGTTAAGTAGCGTTAACCACACGTGAGTATTACCCAAAAATAAAACACCGCACTAATTAAATGGCTTCATCAATCTCAGTAGCACGCACAGGCGTGCAATCAAACTGGGAGGAGTTTTGTAAGTGGGTAACATCAACTGACAACCGCCTTTATGTGGGCTGGTTTGGCATCTTGATGATTCCTACGCTCCTCGCAGCAACTATTTGCTTCATTATCGCCTTTGTAGGCGCACCACCTGTTGATATCGATGGCATTCGTGAACCAGTTGCAGGATCGCTCCTGTACGGAAATAACATTATATCGGGAGCAGTTGTCCCGTCTAGCAACGCAATCGGTCTGCATTTTTACCCAATCTGGGAAGCGGCTTCATTGGATGAATGGCTTTACAACGGAGGCCCATTCCAACTCGTTGTCTTCCACTTTCTCATCGGTATCTTCGCTTACATGGGACGCGAATGGGAACTTAGCTACCGGCTAGGTATGCGCCCCTGGATCTGCGTTGCATACAGCGCACCTGTGGCTGCAGCTTCTGCCGTATTTCTTGTCTATCCTTTTGGACAGGGATCCTTCTCTGACGCAATGCCTCTCGGCATCTCCGGTACATTCAACTATATGTTGGTGTTCCAGGCAGAGCATAATATCCTTATGCATCCGTTCCACATGTTGGGCGTGGCTGGTGTCTTCGGCGGCAGCTTATTCAGTGCTATGCACGGTTCTCTTGTTACATCATCTTTGGTGCGTGAAACCACCGAAAGCGAGTCCCAGAACTACGGTTATAAGTTCGGACAAGAGGAAGAGACCTACAACATCGTTGCAGCTCATGGCTACTTCGGTCGATTGATCTTCCAATATGCTTCGTTCAACAACTCCCGTTCATTGCACTTCTTCTTAGCAGCATGGCCTGTCGTTGGTATTTGGTTCACCGCATTAGGTGTATCCACAATGGCCTTCAACTTGAACGGCTTCAACTTCAACCAGTCCATTAACTCTGCTGACGGTCACGTCATCAATACCTGGGCAGACATTCTGAACCGCGCAGGTCTTGGAATGGAAGTGATGCATGAGCGTAACGCTCACAACTTCCCTTTGGATCTTGCCTCTGCAAGTACCAGTCAAGTCGCATTGACTGCACCATCCATCGGTTAATATCAACTCGGAAGAGTTCCACAGCCTCACTTCAGTGGGGCTTTTTAATATCAAGAATTAATATGGCTAAAAGTGAATTCATCGATCAACTAGCATCAGCTATGGAACAACTAGGATTTACATCTGATGTTCCCTTAGATATTGCTATTGCCGGTGGCCAGGTCTACGAGATCGAAGGTACTGGCACTAAGTGGTCACCTAAAAAAGGTACCCGCAAATACAACAATGATGCATTCATTGTTATCCGTAAAGTTACACCTGTTATATCTTCCAATGCTTGAACTTCTCACTTATTACGTGATCGGAGGAGCACTACTTGTTGGTGCCCCTGCTGTATTTTTCCTGATTGCCTTTATGCCTGCATTGCAAAACACAAAAGGTAGGATGGTTGGATATAAAGATCACAAGCAATACGGTGACATCTCTTCCTATGAGAATGCACCTGTAGATCAAACAAAGTTTTATCTGGTGCTGTCAGATGATTAAAGTACTATTAGCTGCTTCATTGCTACTTGCTGGATCATCAGTACTAGCAGAAGAAACACGTTGGCCTAGCTATTGCATACGTTCAGTAGAACAGAATGCTGCTGGATATCTATTAGATATGCCTGGCTGGCCTTATGGTATGGATAACAAACCAATGCAAGTCTCATCATTAGATAGGCTTGACAATACAAACGAATGTTCACCTAACGACCCAAGAATAAGCAATGATTAAAGCACTCTTCAGTCTTATGTTCGCTGCACTTATGTGGGTGCAAGTCCCACAGTGGAGTGATGACTGGAGCAAGTGCTCCGTTGATGTCCCTGACGTTGCTTGTCATTGGTATATCACGGCACCTGATTCAACTATGGGTGAAGGATTTAGCTGGGCTAATGCACCTTGGTTCTCTGTTGAAGGCTTGCGTGACGTAAGTCAACTAACAGATACCGTGCAATCTATACAAACAACCCATAATCTGTAAGTCCTTGCTATATTTAATCAGGGACTAATAAGTCTCTAGAGTAGTAAGCAAGGATAATAACTTGTTTGTTTCATAGGTTGTATCAATGGGTGTAAGCCTCACTTCGGTGGGGCTTTTCATTAAGTGTTAACTGTACCCCAATAAATAATTATGAAAAGAGAATCTCCGGAGTTTTGGGGAGCCTTATGGGGCTCATCTATTGGGTGTGGCGTTATCGCCATACTCGTACTGCTTACATCATGCAAAGTAAATGACAGATTTGCGGCAAGTATCATCGACGATTCAGCTAACACAAGCTGTGTCGCTGGGTATGTGGAAGATACGCCCGGTAAAGGCACGATTGATATCTATACCGAGACCATCGGTACTGAAAGTATCTCCAACGTTAGCATTGAAATTGCAGATGAAATCTCTCACTCAATCGGCAACTGCTAATGGACTTTACTCAAGAAGAACTAAATGATATTCGTGCTGCAGTAGTTCTCTATATGCAGAACAATATCTCAATTAGAAATCCTCGTTACCAAGAGTTCGAGGTTATACTAAAGAAGCTTAATAAAACATTACAAGAGAAATGACTACAATTACAGAAGACGGCGGAAGAACAAATATCTACGCCAAAGAACCACAAGTACAAGTAATGGAGGTCTCCGTGACACACAACGAAATCGCTGAAAAACTAAATGGACGGCTTGCAATGCTGGGTGTTATCGCTGCCATTGGTGCTTATGCTGTCACCGGTCAGCTGGTTCCCGGCGTATTTTGATTGGTCTAATGGGTTCTATTCAGGACCTGCACTAATGATTAAACTATCGCAATGGTAGTTGTGAATGCCCCCTCCGGGGGCTATATTAAATAGGTGCCCGGCGATTGGGCCTGAACATATATATTTCAATTGAATGCAAATATCAAGAGAGCAGCTTGCGGAACTCCGTGAGCTCATTGAAGACACAGCAGAATACTTCTGCGACGAAAACAAATTGTCTGGCGAACTCGCATGGACATGCATCGAATGTTTAGCCACTGCAAAGCTGGCTGAAATGCAAGGTCTCATCACAGCGGATCAAGCCTGATGAAGGATTCCCGTGGTCTTGCAGAACTATTCATGCACTTTGTTCGTCAACTGATAATCGAAAATGAAGCGGACAACCCACAAGAGTTGTACCAACTAGTGGCTGATCGCAGTCAAGCAGAAGCCAATCGATTGATGGCTTTAGATCCTGATCGCAACAAATAAAACTTATGCCCCCTCCGGGGGCTTGATTCTTCCATGCCCATATGGGCTTCAACTACATCCAAACTAACTATGACTATCGCTCCTGTTAATACCTCTGTTCTTTCTCAATTCATTGGCGAAGTACAAGACAGCTACGACATGATGATCGGCATCGCTCTTGTCAAAGAGTCCGATGCAGTGTTCTTCGAGTACCAGGGCGACAAGCAACAGCCTGTGCCTCTCATGCTGTCGAACGGTCGTCCTCTCACATACCTGCGGAACGTGCGTCTGGGTGGTATCAGCATTGCCGAAGACATTGGTGAGTTCAACTCCACCAAGCTCAACATCATTCTCGAAGCTGGCGGCAAGCGTGTACTTGTTACCTCTGGTCTCACTACTCTCTGGTCTCAAGCTGTGATGACTGGCCTCATGGGCATGTTCAACAGCTACGACCTTGATACTCCTTTCACTCTCAACACATGGAAGGGTACCTCGAAGATGCGACCTGCATTCGCTTCTATCAAGCTTGCTGGTGACGTCAAAGTTTCTGATCAGATGCTGTACGACCAGCTCTGTGAACTCCGTAGTGATCGCGCTGCCGACAAGATCAAAGCTGTCATGCGTGACTCCGTAGAGATCCTGGCCGCTGGCCTGGCTGGTGGTATGCCTGCCATCAGTGTTGTTGTCGAAGAGCCCAAAGCTCTTACCTCTGTTGAGGAAGCTCTCGACTTCTGAATGACTAATCGGGTAGTCACCGAGATGCATGCAGCACGTAGGTATCTAACCAACGTGCTCTTGCACTTAAGTGTTGACGCAGACAATCTCACTGTCTATCAGTTGATCCAATTACTTGATCACTTTGCAGAACACCCAAATGAATACATCGAACTAACCAATGACAACTATCTCTGAACTACCTGACTATGACGTCCTCGATGTCGTACTCCTGTGCCACGCAGCACTGGCCCAAGACTCACCAGAATTTCCTACGCACTATCTCAACCAGATACTCAACATCATGTTTGGTTATCTCACTAGCGATCAGCGCCAGGAAGTCGAAGTGTACCTTGCTGAAAAGAAGTATCTACCTCCACTGAAACTACACCGTCCTAACTCATGATTTGCATTCAACAACAAGTTTGGATTACCAAAGAATCCTTTGAAGACGAGGAACTTGCAAAAAAAGAATTGGAGCTGCTCAATCGTCGTTTAATTAATGGTGAACAACGTACAGCCTTTCGTCTAATCACTAAATCATGACACTCTCAGTAATTGAACAAACCAACTTTCGTAACTACATCGTTCATCGATTGATGCTTGAAATCGAACGTCTTATTCCTGAGTACATAAACACTAATCAATATCTCATTGAGCATATTGAAGACAAAGGCTATGAGTCTGTCGAAGAATCTTACGTCCAAGACGCAAGCAACATCACCTTTACCTGGCCACCTGACCCTTTTGGAAGATCATGAACCTATCAACTGACCAACTCGAAGACTTTCGATGGCATCTACGCAATGCTTTAGACAATAACATTCTTGAGGAAATCAACTTCTATGTAGATCAAGTTGCATCACAGCTGCATAATGATAATGAAGCTAAGCGTGCACAACTTATAAATACATTGTGCGATGAGGCTCAACTATTACGTATTACCTTTGACGACGAATGAAAGACTTTGACGTAGTTTATGTAGATCAATCAGGTAACAAACAAGACTATGTAGTTACCGCTATCGATACCAATACAGCGATTGCAAATACATTAGAGCTTCGCTCTGATTGTCGTCGTGTAATTCGCTGTGCACCTAAACCAATGTTTGAAGATGACAATTAACCATCACGTAATTCTGACAGAAAAAGAACAATTGATTGCTGTCCAAGCAGTTGATTTTTTCTATCGCTACTTCAAAGGAACTATTGAATCAGATGACTTTGAACAAAGTCGTCTAGCTGCTCGTGAATACGGGCATGAATCAATCAGTGACCTAGCCACCAAAATTGCTACCTCAAACTAATGTTCAAGCTCAACACCGAGATGGAAGCAGTTCCTGTGACTGCTCCTGAAGTTCGCACTGTCTTCAATCCGGTCACACTAAATGAAGACGAGCACCTTGCTTACGATGCTGAAATCCAGTACAAACGTAAGCCACCTGCTGTTCGCATGATTATGTGCAGCAGATTAGATAATGTAAATGTCGGTGAACCTGTGATGATCTCCTATCACATGGGCATGCGTTGTTACCAACATGCGCGGCATTTAGTAATATCTAATAGTGAGAATTGTATTGGTGGTTTCTATTACACCAATGGACAACCTGCATAACTAATGATGAAAAATTACAAGCTCTATGTTTTTACCCAAGACGGCTGTGCTCCATGCACTCGTCTTAAAGATCACGTTTCTACCCTCACTAATGATGAGCAAGCTGAACTGGACTTTGTTCCTCTTAAAACGCCCACAGGCAGCCGTACAGCGCTTGCGGAGGAGCTTGCGGTGGAGTTGTCACCAACACTCGTCGTTGTACACGAGGAGGTCTCTTGCAAACTTGATGAAGATGGTGACGAAGACTGCGACTATGTCGAACAGTCAGTCGAAAGATTCGTTGGGGCGAACAGCATCATCGAACATCTCCAAGCAACATTAGACGCCTACACCTACGCACATCCTGAATGACAATCGACTTAACCCGAGAAGAGATGATCGACCGGATTATTGAAGAACAATATGATGGTATGGATTACAAAGCTCTTTGGCACTTCTTTGAGTGGCATCAACAGCGTGAATACGCTGACTACAAGACAGAAGAAATTGAAACTGAATACAAAGAACTGTTTTCCGAAGAAGAATGACACCTAACGAACGCGAAGAGCTTATATTTGATTTAGCACAGGCAAGAGTAAGCAAACTATCTCACGCAGGCATCTTTGCCATGGCTGTAGATCAGATGTGTGATCTCTTGAAGAATGAACCTGATGAGCAATTGCTCAAGGTTTCACTTGGCTATGCACCTAAAGAGAAGAAAAAAAAGAAAGCTAAAGGATTCTAATGAAAATATATGTCAACTACAACGTGAACGTCTCGTACACGGTTCCGATTGAACGTGAAACTCTTCCAACTGAAGATGAGTTGCTTGAATCAATTACTAGAGACGAGCTTTGCGGAGGCGATGGTGAACTGACTTGGGATGCAATTAAAGATGCATGGAGATTCTCCGATCCTTCAGATGTCATCGTCACTGACGACGAATTCAATGAACTATATATCTGACAAATGGCTAAAGCAAATGTCATCCAAGCTAAAGGGGTGATTAATAAAGAAAGCGGCAACGGCTTCTTTCGTGTTGAACTCGAAGATCCTGCAGGACACCTGTGCCTTTGTCGTGCGTCAGGTAAACTTATTACTAGAAAAATTCAACTACTTGTAGGTGACAGAGTCACAGTAGAACTCTCTCCATATGACTTAGATCGTGGTAGGATTGTTCTCCGAGAGAAGTGACTCTCGTTGCTTATAAGATAAACAAACTGATCACTATATTATGTCCCGACTAGAAGAAGCCAAGCAGTTTCGTGAAACGTTTGGCCAAGAGATACTACCGAATATCTCCCGCTTTGGGTTTATCAAAACTCCACTGTGGAAAATGCAAATCAATCTTATCAAGGAAGAAGCATCTGAATTCCTTGTAGCAGCTGACGAAGTATATGCAGACCCTGAAAAAGATCCATTGCGTTCAGAGCTCCTCAAAGAGCTCTCTGACCTTGTTTTTGTTTGCTATCAGTTTGCTGCTACTTATAACCTTGATTTGGACGAGGCTTTACGTCGCGTTTACGAATCTAATATGAGTAAGCTAGACGAACAAGGCCACGTCATCTATCGAGAAGATGGCAAGGTTCTCAAAGGACCTAACTATAAAAAGCCAGATCTCAACGGACTATTCCCTTCCTCTAATACTCTCTACGACACTCATGGAAAATAATGTAATCGCCCGTACTGGACGGGTGCAATCTTGGATCGATGATCCCAACTCGCGCCTCCCCGTCAGCTGCACAGTTTTCGTGTGTGACGACAGCATGACAGGACCTAATGGAATTGAGGCCAGCTGGCGCTACGTAAGTCACGGATTGCGCTTCGGGGCAGGAGTTGCAGTACATCTCTCAAACATTAGAGCAGCAGGAACTGATAACGGAAACGGACTAGTTGCAAGTGGGCCCTGCTCATTCGGCAAAATTTATTCCTGTCTCAACGAACAACTACGTAGAGGTGGGGTATACAAAAATGGCGCAGTAGTTCTGCACCTTGACCTCAACCATCCTGACATCCTTGAGTTTGTCAGTATGCCTAGGCAAGAAATTCCTTGGGCAAAGCGTTGCGTCAACCTATCCCCTGTCATGTGGGACATGGCTATTCCCGCTGTCAAAGAAGCAATCCTTAAAGGTATTGCTCGTGGTGACATCTGGCTTGCAAAGATCAGACGTGACCAGCACGGTGAACGCATTTACGCGAATGTGTGCCTCGAAGTTTTCCTCCGTAGCCGTGGCACTTGTCTCTTGGAGCACATAAACCTGGGGGCTTGTTCACCTGATGACCTTCCTGCTGCATTTATTGAAGGTATGGAAGAACTCATTGATCTCCACGCAAAGACAGGAGTCGAGAACACTGGTGAGTATTTAACTCAAGCTGAAGATCGTCAAGTCGGTCTTGGAATGCTTGGTCTCGCCAATCTCCTTGCACTGGAAAAGGTTACATACGCCCAATTTGGTGAAGCACTCACTGCTCATAATTACCCCGAAGGCGATTACATCGTGACTCCAGAAGCCAGTAAGATTGTTAAAGCACTTCAGCTAGGAATTGATTCTGCAGCTGCTGTAGCAGCACGAGCCAACATGGATCGTGCCTTTGCTATTGCTCCTACTGCGTCATGTTCCTACCGCTATACAGACAGAGCAGGCTATACAACTGCCCCCGAAATCGCACCGCCGATCGGACGCACCGTTGATAGGGACAGCTCTACATTTGGCGTTCAACAGTTCGACTACGGAGACGTAGAAACGGCAGAAGAATGTGGCTGGACTGACTACAGAAAAGTAGTTGACGGCATCATGGAAATGCTTAACCGAACTGGCCTGGCGCATGGCTACAGCTACAACACATGGAGTGATGTAGTTCAGTACACAGACGAGTTCATCGAACAGTGGCTGGATTCACCACAAACCAGTATGTATTACTCACTTCAAGTAATGCAAAACACCCAAGCCAAAGACGACGCACTCGCTGCTTTGGATGGGAACTTTGGCACCATGTTCGGATTTGACGAACTAGATGCTGAACAAGATGATGTCCTTGACATTTTTAATGACCCCGCAAGTTGCGTGGGTTGTGCCGAGTAAACCACTTATTAATACCAATGAAAGCAGCAACTCCCTACCTCCATCTACACGGACGTAAGCGTACGTGGACTCCCGTCGCAGTTTCAGCAGGCACACTGCTGGAAGGCGGTGAGGAAGTCATTCAACGAGCACTTGCACTCCGTTGTCTTGAGATTCCTGTCGGAGACTTCATCAGTGAAGCAATGAAAGGCGATCTTCCTCAAGTTGAAGGTTGCAAAGAGCTGCTTCTATCTAATGTTGTCGATGAAGAGAATCATGATGTTGCCCTCAACTTTGCAGCAGCTGCTCACAAAGTGCCTACTCGCTTTGAAGCAGAAGCTGACAGAATTAAAAAAGCATGGCTTGAACTGGACCGCCATCCGGTCCTTAAGGCCGTGGTGCTTGAGCGTTCCGTCTTCTTTGTCCTACTCCCGATCTTCCGATTCCTCGGAGACACAGGATTACGCACGACAAGTGCCGATATCTCACGGGACGAACAGACCCACGTAGCGGCTAACACGCTTGTTTGTGAAGAGCTAGGACTTAAGTCTGACAAGGAGTTGAACAAACTGCGTCGTGCAACTGTTGCTTGGACACTCCAGTCTTTGCAAGCAAAAGCTGATCAGCGTTATTTGTCCAGTAACTTCTGGATGAAGAGTTCAGATTCTCTTTACACAATTGGCAAGGCTGAAGGGCTTGCTGAAACTAGAGCTTCACGAATGCCTGCCTTCTTTGAAACCGCTAATCAAAACCTTCCGCAGTACGCTTAATGCCACCTATTGAATTCACACTGAAAGAAAAAAATAAGATTCAAATTTTAGATCAAGAAATTGTCCCAGATTCATTTGACGACAGTAAGTTACCTACTGATATTCATATCGTCACCTATTCCTTGGGTGGCGAAACTAAATATGATGTTGTTCGTGCCTATGTCAAAGTAGATATCTTTGACGCCTACTACGACAAACTGAAGGGACAAGGAGAATTGCTAGAGATTAAATCTGGCTATGGAAAGATCAGACCAAACCTATATGGCAAAATCAAAAACGAAGAGTGAGTTAATCGAAGACTTGCTAATGTTAGTTAAGACAAAAGCATCCTCATGCACTGTCAAACAACTACGCGTATTACTAACTAGTTATAAATAATGCATTCGGCAAACCTAGTCTGGATAACACCAGACGCTGAAAAACTTATCGGGAAAATTGCCCGAGTATCCAATCCAAACAACGAGGATAATCCCAATGTCGAAGGCTTACTCAAGTACCTCATCAAACACAAGCACTGGAGCCCATTCGAAATGGCGTCCATGTGCGTCGAGATCGAGACTACTAGAGCTATTAGCCCGCAAATCTTACGCCACCGATCCTTCTCATTTCAGGAGTTCTCACAGCGCTACGCACCAGCAATGGCAGTAGAGCTCCCTCGTCTACGTCGTCAGGACACAAAAAACAGACAAAACTCCATCGATGACATAGCTGAAGAGACTGCTGAATACTATGAGAAACGGATTGAAGATCACTTCAGAGAGTCAGAAGCGTTATATGAATCACTTCTGCACTCTGGAGTAGCGAAAGAATGTGCACGTGCGGTGCTTCCTATTAACACTGGAACACGTATGTATATGTCTGGATCTATTCGATCATGGTTGCATTACTGTGATCTCCGTGCATGGCATGGAACCCAGTGGGAGCACACACAAATCGCTCTTAATTGCATGGATATATTGAAGGATGTTGTCCCAACTGTTGCTCGCGCAATGTGGCCAGAGACTCTATAGTTGAGACTGGATAATGAACACCCTATATGAACTTTATTGCAGCAACTGTTGAACTCAAGTCTATTGTCACAGATTCAATTAATGCTTACGGGCTCGCTTATCGCGGTGCTGATGCTGTTATTCCCGCTGGCAGCAGTGGTAGTGAGGTACGACTCCGAGCACTCTGTTACGACAGAGCCGGAGCCAAGCTTGATTCCTTCCTTGACTGGAAACCAGGCACACGTGCATTGATTACTGGATACGTGGTCTTCTCTGATGACACATCGCAGCCACTAGATCTGTTGGTAACAACTATTGAATTCAACGTCCCGCAAGAAATGTACTGCAACCAAGTCGTACTTGGTAATGCATTCTTTGCATCAGACGAAATTAAAGAACGTAAGAATGATCAAGTCGCAATCAAAATCGGTACGTCACTTGACAATTCAGATACCGTTACCTGGCTATTTATGGAACTCCATTCAAGCCGTAAAGCCAAGCTCGCTGATCGAGTCCGCAAAGGTCGCAACATTTGTGTTCATGGCTACTTGCGTGAGTACCGCAAAGAAGGGGACACAAGTCCTTATCGGGCTATCGTCGCGAATGACTTCAGCACTCGCAAAGAAAGAGAGCAAACTAAAAATACTAGAAGTACGGGCCAAGCTAAAGGCTACGCAGAAGTTGACCCCGTCCCGGACTACTAAAGACTACAACTGGATGGACTAACCATCTAATTAACATAAACATTATTTTTTACTATGAACATCGACATCAACAATATCTTCAGATCAGCAACTATTGCTGTTGTTGGACTACCACTGGCACTTTCTACAAGTGGTCTTATTAACTCTGCTGCATCAGCTGCACGTAATGCACAAGGCGTTCCTGAAGTTGTTCAGGTCAGGCAAGAGTTTGCAGGTAAAATTGCAAAAGCTTGCTATGGGTATGCACTGTCTAAAAATGACAGCACTTTAGAGCGTGAGTCAAAGACTGCAATCGATGAAGTATTTGGCGGAGAAGTTAACTACCAAGCTGTATGCAACGCTCTCGTTTTCTAATCGAGTAACGTTAACTAAAGGACCGAAGAAGAACTACGTCAGGTCCTACTAACGGTTGCAGTGTTTTTTGTAGTTTCCAACTGCGTAATTGATGGGGTTGCCAGTTAGCTACTGGTGATCCTGCCCCACAAGAAAGCCTCATGTGCGGGGCTTTTTTAGTATCAAAAATTTTACGCCTTACGAAGTCGTGCTGGAAGACTTGGCACCATTTCTTTCATGTGCTCATCGTACCTGTAATTAGTTGGAGCACCTCTTCCTGAATCTTTAATACTAGGCCATGCTGAATTCTCAGCTGCTGCAATAAGTTCTAGTACTTCTAGTGGAATACTTCCAGCTAAACGCATAACATTTATAGCTCACATTTATCTATTGTATTACTTATATTTGTAGAGTCTAATCATTAATTATATGACGCTACAAGTACTGCCTCCGGAGATGCTGGAAGGCTCAAAAGATAAAATTGAAACTAAAGAAGCACAGCCTTATTGGAAACCAAGCAGCCTTAAAGATGGAGAGTCAGAAGAATTTCGACTACTCGGTTGCTATGAGACAGGGCACGCAATCATGGGTTGGCAATATGCATCGGAAACAAATGGATCTGATGGCAATCTGCGCTTTAACGGTTATGTCGTTACGCGTACTCACCCAGGTCAGCCTGCTGACTTGGCTCGTGAAACTGATTGGAGCAAACCAGATCGACCAAAGATTGATGGAACTTATGTCAAGCCTCGTCGCTTCCTTGCTTGGGTTGCCACGAGTGCAGCTCGCGGTCGTCTAGAGGTATTATTCATTGAACAAAAATCACTACGAGAACAGCTCACCGAAATCCTTCAAGAGATTGAAGACTACACTTGGACAGAAGATGGGCTTGCTAACTTTTCGATTAAGATTAGTCGCAAGGGAGCCGGTCTGGAAACTTCATACAGCATTCTGCCGAAAGTACGTAAAGTGCCAGATAAAATTACAAAGGAATGGTCCACTCAAAAAGAATCAATCTGGCTTCCTAATTTCTTTGAAGGAAAGGATCCTTTTGACGGGCGTCAAGTTGACGAGAAAGGTCTTCCAGCTGGTGGAACCGACAAACGCGGTGCCCACGTAACACCTACTACAGCAAAGAAAAAAGTAGAACAAGAAGAACAAGAGTTCTAAGTGTCACCATATATGGCACCAGGCTTGTATCAACTACATAACAACTAGATGAATTAGAAAATGATCGAATTAAAAATTAGTAAAAATGAACTAGGTCTGTTCCAAGCAGACGCAGTACTGACCCTACCTCCTATCTGTGTCTCACGTCAGAAAGCTGATCGTGATGACCTGGAGTATGAACTCCGTAATGCATTCAGCCAGTTGGTTGAAGAAATCGTTTCTAAACAAATCAAAGAAGAATTCTAATGTCAAACGTAAACACCGATGGATTGCCTCCAGAAATGCAGGCACGCATTGCACAAATCATTGAAGGTGCAAAACAAAAAGCTATTGCACAACATCAGACCCAGTATCCACCCGAGTCACCACATCAAGCAGCAATTGCAATGCCTGCTGCACCTGTAGCTCCTCCAACTCCTCCAGCTCCACCAGTACCCAACTTGATGGATCACACAATCGCTCTTCGTCAGGAAGTAGCTGCATTGTCACAGCAAGTGACTGCAATGGGTCAAGTCGTTGAAGCATGTGGTCAGGCTGTAGGTTCGATGTACTCAATGTTTCAATCGCAAACCACACCTACAGATACGGGCGCAACGTATAGCCAGAACTTCCAAGAACAAGTAGACGTGGGGGACGATTACTAATGCCATACAAGGATCCGTCAAAGCAAGCCAACTATCGACGAATGTATCTGGCGGATCCTGCTAAAAAGGCAAAGCACAAAGCAACAAAGGATAAGAATCGCAGACAAAATTCCACAAAACGCAAAGAAATTTTATCCCGATTCCCTTGTGTCTTATGCGCCGAATCAGACCCAGATCTAATTGACTGGCACCACGTATATCCAGAAGACAAAGTCTTTGATATCAAAGGTTCACTGAGTCAGGCGTACACCACTTGGTGGGATGAAGTTATTAAATGCATACCTGTATGCGCTCTATGTCACAGAAAAATACACAAAGATAAACTATGCCTGATACCACAGAAGAAGCGGTAAATAAACCGTACAGGATTCAAACTGCCAGTGGCTACCGAAAGTATTTATGTTCGGGACTTTACATGCCGTCTGTTACTACAGTCTTATCTGCTACGGAAACAGAGAAAGCAAAAGCTGGTTTACGCAACTGGCAAGCTAATAACCCTGGTGCATTAGAAGCTGCATCAACTAGAGGTTCAGCAATTCACCTTGGGTGTGAAAACTATTTACGTGGTTTAGATCCAGGTGTCCCAGAAGAATATCAAGATTTCTGGACGGGAATGACCCAATACCTCGACTGGTTTGATACACTTCATTGGAGTGAAAGACCACTCCGACCTGACTGGAATCACCTCCGCTCTGACGATCGTGAGGTTGCCTATGTCTGGTCAACAGAGCATCTTTACGCTGGATGCCCTGACTTGATTGGAGAAATCGGTGGTGTAAAAATTATCGCTGACTTCAAGACAAGTAACGCTCCCTACTCTGCTGTCTTCCCTGAAAAAGGTGACCGCGCTGGGTTCGGAGGATTTCGAAAGTATCAGAAGTGTGCTCAACAAATGGCGGCTTATCGCCTTGCATTGTTTGAACGTACCGGCTATAAATGTGATGCTGCTTTGATTATTGTTTCTACACCAGAAACATCTCAAGGCATATTCATCGATTCAGATCAGATGGATAGATTCGAAGCAAAGTTTCTGACGCGTTGTAAAATGTTCCACGATAAAGAGAGTGACGAAAATACTGAAGATCGCGGTCAATAAGAACTGCGTAAATAAACAAAACCCTCAGCTAGTAGCACGGGGTTGGTCAAACGTACTAGTCGATATCGACTGGTTAATGGGATGGGTAGGCAACGGCTATGGCTGGTGCGCTACCCATTTTCATCAGAAGCACAGGCTCGCTGATAATGCTGCTGGTAGCAACCTCGTAGTCATTGACTTCGATGGTGACACCACACTTGATACGTTCTGGGCTACCGACACCGCACAACAGTGGTGTGCAGGTACCTATACCTCTGCTTCTTACACAGAAGAAGAGCACAGATTCCGTGCTCTATTCCCTCTAGCTATAGATCTAGAGAGTTCCGCGCAGCACCGTGGTGCCTACTGGCTCATTGTCAATCGGTTACTGGCAGACCTAGGTCTTACAGAACTCAAAGACAACTGTGGTCAAAAGCCTGAACGGCTCTGGTATGGCAACCAAAAGACGCAAACTAAGTTAAATCCTGGCGCAGAAGTCCCTGACTTTCTGCTTAATGACATTGACTACGACGAGCCCGCAGAGTTTACTCACTCTGACTGTGCAGAGATCGATGTCAAACGCTGCCAGTGGCTACTGCGTGAGTTCCTAGAGCCCTCAAACGACGATGAGTACGAGTCTTACTACGTGCCCGTTATGGCCGCTTGTGCAGGCGTAGGGACAGTGATCTTTGATGACTGGGTTGACTGGGTAATCCGTGGTCATCATGGTCATAAAGAAGAAAATATCCGAAGGTTTAAGTGGAAAGGTCTTGGTAAATATGCAGGTCATACTAAACTGTATTCGCTTGCTAAAAAGCAAGATCCCAATTGGACTAGACAACTACCTAGTCAGCTCCGCTTTGGTGCTGCAGGTAGTGCCGTTGGATATACAGAGCTTGATCCAGTTATCAACTTTGGAGAATTCATATCAACAAGTAAAGGAGAGACGATGGATTTTGATGTAGAACCGCTTGCGGATTCTCAACAAGCGCCGAAGAAGCGCGGACGTCCCAAGAAAAGTAATGACGACGCTGCCAAAGAACGTGAGGCTGACGTAGACAAAGTATCTACGATCCTCTCTGGTTTACGTAAGAACCGTCTTACTAACACCATTGAGTACGACGGTCCCAATGGTCAAGTCGTACAGCTCGAAGGCAATGACCTCGATCTAATGACAACAAAGATGGCTTGTGAGCACGGGGTGTTTATCCCCGAGCCTCGTATCAAGTCAGCTATTCAGTACGCAGCTATCAAAAATAGCTACTGCCCTATCACTCGTTACCTCGATGGGTGTGCAGCTCATTCCACACCTCACCCCGAGTGGGAGCGTATTGGTGAAGTGTTTCTAGGTAACAAGCACCAGCTTGCGACCTTGGCAATGAAGCGCATGATGATTGGCGCAGTTGCTCGTGCATACAACCCAGGTCAGTCAATGTCCTGGCTTCCAATCCTTGTGGGTGCACAGGGTGTTGGTAAGTCGATGTTTGCTCGCAACCTTGTACCTGATGCACTGTTCTCGGAGATCACTACTCCACTAGAGACACTGATCAAAGAGCAGTATCGACTTCATGTGGCGTGGCTCCTAGAGCTTCCCGAGATTGATAACTACTTCAACATCAGGAACATTGAGAACTTCAAGAACCTGATCACCAGTCGGGTTGATGAAGTCCGATTCCCTTATGCATCACTGCCATCGAAGCTGCCTCGTCGCTTCGTAATGATTGGAACCACGAACCGTAACCAGTTCCTTGTGGACTCCACAGGTAACAGACGTTTCGTTCCTCTTGAGATTGGCGCAGGCTTTCAAATTCCTTGGAAGCAACTGATTGCAGAACGCGACAGCCTCTGGGCTGCTGCTGTTGCTGATTATCGAGCCAACGTTGGATACGAATTCAACAGTGGTGAGATCGCTGCTATCTCGGAGTACATCCAAGAGTTTGGCGATCCTGATCCATGGCTCGACAAAATCGGTGCTTATGTCGCTATCCGTGAGGAAGTGACTGCTGCAGATGTTCTATCGCATGCACTGGAACTAGATCCACGTAACCAAAGCAGACGTGAAGGTAGACGTGTTGCTGATGTGCTGCAGTCTATGGGCTGGAGACGATTAGTAACTAGCAGGAAAGATCCTGTTACTGGTAAATCAAAGTCAGTTCGTATATGGAAACGTCCTAAGGACGATCCGATTGACGAAACTCATATCCTTAACGATTTCTAATTACACTAATTAATACATAGGTATATAAAATGCAAGCAACAGATATCAAGCTGGGCCTTCGTGTCTGTGTAAAAACTAATGGCATGACTGCACTAGTTGTGGGTCGTCCGGAGTACTACACACCACGATCAAAACTTGTACGAATCAAATATGAAAACAGTACACGTTTTGAATACATGATTAGCAATCAACTCTCGCCACTGCCTACTGAAGATCAGTATCCAGCACTGGGAGGCACATACGTAAAACCTGAAGGAGAATTCTGATGGCTGAAGCTCAACCTCATAAAGGCCGTGGTGGCCATGCATATGGCAGGCGTGTCAAGCAACTCTCCAATACTGCAGAAGAGGGAGAGCTTTGCCTGTATTCAGGACACTCACTTGGCAGGTTCTCTACTCACAGCATGCGGTATGACAGTCACCAAGCATGTGTTCGCTGTGTAGCTGGTGCTCGTGAAGGGCGTATGTCCTTTGACATCAGCAAACTGCTAAAGAAAAATCGAATTAAAGCTCTTAAATTTTGGTCACAAGTAGACATTGCATCACCCGAAGAATGCTGGGAATGGCAAGGCAACATCAACAAACACACAAAACAACCACAGTTTTCGTGGAGACGACACGGGATTAGCTCTTCTACACAACATCATCCCCAGCGGGTTGCTACTTGGTTTACTTGGGGTGATCTTGGATTTACCGGCGTTAAAACTACTTGTGGTAATAAGTATTGCTGCAATCCTTTTCATCTTATTCCGCAAAATATTGGTGTCTTTGTAGATCACGACAGTTATCTAGAAAGCTTTGAGCTTGCATGTGAAATTCATACGCTGAAGCAACAAGTTGCCGAGTATGTAATGGAGCAAGCAATCAAGGAGCAAGAGAAGCTAGAACGTATCGAGCACCTAGATGGTAAAGAAGAGCTAATACTTAATCCAAACACGTTGTTTGATCAGAGGTATGCAGCTGTCATGGTGGATATGCTCAACGGAAACCATACCAGTCAAATAGATCCTAAGTCTTTGGGACTCCATGGTCAACCAGAGGACCATGAAACTGATGAGGATGACCCCACATCAGACTTTTAAATAACCTATTCTTATACAAGAGTCATTACATTATGTCTAGACGAACTGACCTACTACAGCAACTTATTAAATCAGATAAGTGGGGTGATGAAAAAGATCAGGAGCAGAAGTTTTTAGCTGCAACTGCTGAACTCATCCTCACTGATCTCATTAATATCGCTATCAAAGGTGTTGAAAGTCAAGGCGCTGGATCTCTGATTATTAATTTGCAGAACGACTCCACGACATTCATGTCAGGTAGCAGCATTGAAAGTGACATCATTGTTGCTGAAGCTGAAGAAGACACTGATGTACTGGAGTTCTTGCGCAAACTGATTGAAGAAGTTGATGAAAATGATTGGTCACAAAACGTACTCGTAACCTTGATCAGTGATGCTGGAACAAGAACATTTAGTCTCGAAGCAGGAGGGAGCCAAGAAAGCTTCCGATCGATCGCAGCAGAATTTAGCGGATAAGTTAAAAGAAAAAGGATTAAAGCTGCCTCTCTATCCAACGCCACAACTCATTGAAAGAGCGCGGCAAGTGATGGGGAGCATTGACTTTGATCCAACATCTGATCCTGTCCAGCAAGTTCTAGTTGATGCAACATCTGTGCCATCTGTAGAAGTAAACCCACTACAAGAACACTGGCACGGCAATGTTTGGGTTGCTCCTAAAGGGGCAGTACGTAATACACGTATCTGGCTTAATAAAACCATTAACGAGTATCGCAACAACTACATCAAAAGCTTCGTATTCTTTACTAGTGCCAGTGAAATTATTCGTGCCACTCCTATTATTTGGGACTATCCTGTATGCATTCCTTTCAGGAGAGTTAAACAGCTTCGCGCTACAGCAAATGGCTTCGAACCTGTCTGTCCTTCCACATGGAACGTACTGATCTACGGTCCACCCCTAGATGAAGCGATCAGTGACATCGATAAGGTGACACTCTTTTACAACACGTTCAGAGATATCGGACGTGTCATCTTTAACGAATATGCCGGTGATAACTGGTCCAAAGACCTAGAACATTTTGAAGAGCACAGAGGTGAAGTATGAGTAGGCACATCAACCCCAAGGCTTTCTACAACCTACCGTCTGGTGCTCGTGTTCATCCCTGTAGGTTGATCCAAAAAGATGGCACGTTGATGTGGAAGCACGCGCTGCTTTCACAAAACGAACTTATCTGCATTCCAACTGTGCAGCCACACGAGGCTCACATTATTAAAACTGCTCAACGCATTGAAGAACTGAACTCCTGGGTCTCTCAAGACCTTGACCCATGGGAGTTTCTTAAGCCAGTGTCTTGGTATAACCCTGAAGTTCCGGGAATGGATCAAGGTATTTCATTGTTCTTTAAACATACGAGCTTGCCTAATAATCAAGTCTATGACATATTAAACAGGCACATAAGTGAGTATGAAACGTTAAAGCAACATCAAGGTCTTCTGTTTTTCCAAAGGTGTTAGTGCCCCCTCCGGGGGCTTGATCCGTCAGCCAGAAATCTTTTCGATCAGTCGATTCAGATACCAACGAGCTTTCTTGGCATCCTCAACAGGATTGTCCTTAAGCCAAATACGCAACATATATTTCAAGACTTGACCATGAAGCATTGCCAAGCTGCTGCTAGGTGCTGGTTCAATTGCCTCTTCAATGATGTCAATTGCTTCCTGCTTACCAGCTGTGTAATGACTAGGGCTATTAACCCGGTCCTCTACTCCAAATACAACAGAGTCAGGAGTAGCTAGGTGGAAAGGCGATGCCTTTTTGTACACCTCGTCAATGAATCCATTCTCGGTATTCCATTTCTCAAACTGCTTATTGGCATTGAAAAAATCTTCGTAATTCATGTATCCGCATCTATGTGATTCACTTCCTAATATAAGAATGTATAAGCCATAATGTGATATGCCAGCCCCAAAAGGTGACCCAACATATATAAAGAACAAAGATAAGTATTTCGTAAGTGTCGCTAAAACTATTGCCACTGCTTCATCTCACCCCACTGCACCAGGTGGATGTGTAGTTGTACGTGACCGAGAGATCCTCGGTGACGGACGAAGCATTCTTACCGACAGCAAGATTGAAATTGACTGTGTCTCATATGCCATTGCTGCTGCGTGTAAACGTGGCACAGGCATGACGGGTGCTGTTATCTACACCACTCGATACCCATTCTCCGCGTCAATCTTCCAAGCTCACATCATGGGCATCAGGAAGTTTGTAATCGTGGCACACGAATGGGAGCCGTATTACAAGGATGAATTCCGCAGAGCTGCGCGGCTAGCTCGTGAACTGAACATATCTATTGAACCCCATTTTGATGATGAAGACCCAAGATTTGCAGTCAACTCCCGTGCAAGCAGAAAAGTTGACAAGACTCTCTACACCACAGAGGACCACGCCCCTGACGACTACGACCCAACCACTACTGAAGAAGCAATCCATGAAAACTGAACTGCTGTTTGACATTGAAAGTACTGGACTTCTACGCAAGGGATCCACTATTCATTGCATCGTGATGCGTGACATGGCTAACGTAGAAGAAGCAGAAGTCTTTGACTACAAGCCAGAACGTGCTGTTATTCAAGGCGTCAAACTACTAGAAAAAGCTGACACTCTTATCGGACATAACATTGCTGGCTATGACATCCCCTTGCTGCAAGAACAATATCCAGACTTTACGCCAAGAGGTGAAGTCATTGACACACTTGTTTTGTCTCGCTTGTATTATCCTCACATTGCTGACAGAGATTATGAGCGCAGACCTGCTGGAATGCCTCAACGCCTCTATGGCAGGCACAGCCTCGAAGCCTGGGGCTACAGACTGAAGTGCTTCAAAGGAGACTTCGGTAAGAACGAGAGCAATGACTGGTCTACATACACACCAGAGATGCTCGACTATTGCATTCAAGATACTCAAGTAACAGTAGCTCTCTATGAGCTACTCAAGCGCCGCATGGCGGACTACTCGTAAACCAATTAATTAATCTAATGACAACTAAAGCACCAAAGAAGACAGATCCTCTTACTCTTGAAGAGGTACAAGCAGCGTCAGATATATTCTTCCCACTGTTCAATGAAGTCCATGCTCGTATGCCTGCTGGGTCTACGACAGAGGACGCTCTAAAGATCATGGAGGCTGTGGCCAAGCTTGGTCATAAGACTCGTGCTGATGTTGCAGAGAAAAAGCGCAAAGAAAAATTCGGATTCAACAACCATGACGACAATTCCTGACTATGTAACTCTCGAAATGCGCATGGCAATGCTCATGTCGCAGCAAGAAGCCAGCGGTTTCCGTTTCGATATGGATGCTGCCATCCGGGTTCGTACCGAACTACAGGATGAGTACGACTCACTAGTCAACGAGATCACTTCTATCTATCTCTACGTTCCTGGCAAGGTGTTTACACCCAAGCGTGCAGATAAGAAGAAGGGTTATGTGGCTGGCGCACCCATGACTCGCCTCACTGACTTCAATCCAACAAGCAGGCAGCACATTGCGTGGGCTCTACAGACCTACCGTGGCGCTCGCTTCACCAAGGTGACTGCTACAGGTAAGCCACAGGTAGACGAAGCAACCATCTCCGAGGTGCGTGACCTTGCTCTTTCACAGGGCAAGGATCAACTGCATCACGAATGCGAGATGTTCATCCGTCTGCTGACATTGCAGAAGTGGCTGGGACAGTTATCAGAGGGAACCAACTCTTGGTTCAACTCTATTGAGGGTGATAACTGCATCCACCACAGCTGCTCACTGGCAACACAGACGGGTAGAAATGCTCACCGTGGTCCCAACTTGGGCCAGGTCGTTTCAGCACCTTGGGCACGTGAACTCTTTGTTCCACACCCTGGTCACGTCATGGTCGGCGCTGACCTTGAAGGACTGGAGCTCCGCTGCCTCGGGCACTACCTAGCCAAGTTCGACCAGGGGGCCTTCGCTGACGTCGTACTGAACGGCGACATTCATCAACAGAATGCTGACCGTGTAAGTACCCCAGACGTTCCTGTCTCTCGGAAACTCGTCAAAAATCTAACTTACGGGTTCATCTATGGGGCTGGAGATGTGAAGTTGGGGCACATCATTAAGCCTGAACTGTCAGACGCACAGAAGAAAACTCTCGGTCAAGAGTTACGTCGCAAGTTCCTAGATGCTATTCCTGGTCTAGAGCCACTGATCGATGCAGTTAAGGAACGAGTTCGTATTAACGGCCGCCTCCGTGCTCTTGATGGGCGTCCTATTTTCTGTCGCGCAGAGCATGCCTCACTCAACTATCTTCTGCAATCAGCAGGAGCCATCCTGTCGAAGCGTTGGGTGGTAGTTGGCCAAGAGATGCTGGACAGCGCTGGCTTGACCTATGACCATGACTACACTCGCTGTGCATACGTACACGATGAAGTTCAACTATCAGTCGTTCCAAGCGAAGTCGATCGTGTCAAATCACTACTCGTAGCAGCAGCTCCCGAAGCTGGTAACTACTACAACTTCCGCGTTCCCATTACTGCATCAGCAGAGCATGGTGAGAATTGGGCAGCAACACACTAATCAATACTATGCAAACACTCGAAGTAAAAACTGGCTATATCTATTTTCTCAAGAGCACTCTGCTCGGTGGATACAAAATCGGAATTACAACTGCACCTGCCTCACGGTTTAAAGCACTGGCTGTCGGTACCAAAGCAAAGCTTATTGGCTACTGGAAGCTCGATGAATACCGTGAGCTAGAGAAGCAGCTACATAAGGAGTATTCAAAGCAGAGAGTCCCACAGAGCGAATGGTTCGACCTTGACTGCATCCAAGTCCGTGAAGTGATCGACAAAATTTCCTCTATCTCCGAGCAAGAGTTTCTTATCCCTGAAGTTGCACAGACTTTCGTAGGTCCTCAATACAAGATCACCAAGGTTGCACCCTACGAATTGGCTGCATACGCTGGCTGGAATTACTTTGCTGCCACAGCATTACTTACAATAGTAGGATTGATTGTTGGCTTAAGTCTATGAAAGATGGGCCCCATATAACATTTAGCTGCAATGAGAATGCTATACGCACACTCTCATGGGCTGTTGACTACTCCCTTGCTACCTGGAGTGGACAAGGGGAGGTAGATCAAGAAATGCTTATAGGGCTTAAGCATCAATTACACGGCTGCATCCTTGAGTTCTTATTTGATAAGGACTAAATGTTCGCCGTAAACTAGTAGCCATAGCTACAATAAAGATATCGTTCATCCCTCACATAGGGACGCAAGTAAGACAGAGTCTGAAGGAACGGGAAATTTCACCTCATTATGGAGTTTCCAATGACCCAATTACAAGCACGTGCCATCGAGAATGCACGCCGTGAATTCAGTCGCGCCAAAAAAGAACTGAACATGCATCGCCTCAACGAAACCGCATACCGTGGTGTTCCCACCATTCGTGAGCGTCAAGAGGCTGCCGAAGTCCACGGTACTTTCGTTTACCGGGGCCGTACATACAGCAAGTAATGCCTGAAATTGTATGGAGTATCGTCACCCTAGTAGCTATAGCTATGGGTGGCGCTGTTTACACCGTCTATTGGTTACTTACCTACGACGATCGGAATCCCAACTGACTACTGCCCCCGCTTCGCGGGGGTTATTTTTTTGTTTATTCGTCTTTCTTAAACATGTCACCCTTGCTAGAAGGAGTGACGTTACTGAATTCTGATTTCTTATTCTTGCCGTACTCACGCAGACGCTGCTGCTGAATAGAAATACCACCACGCAACGCTGGATCTGCTCCAGGTCTCTTGTCTGTAGTCCTTGGTGGAGTGTTCTTGCGGTATGACTGTTGACCTTTGTACGCACGCACGCGAGCTATTGCCATTGCCTGTTTGCCATGGGCACCACTACGGTTAAAATCAGACTTGTCCTTATCACTTAAGTAACGACGGTCTAGTGGTTTATTTCTTAAGCCTGCAGTTCTCACACTATGCCTTCAGCTACTTAACCATTGTATCGAAGTAGCCATCTTTAGGGATAACGTTCCCATCACAGATAAGTTTATCCAAGTAATCTCTATCAGGATCCTTTAGCTCTACATCATTGTCATAGAGCCATTGCCAAGCAGCAAAGTATTCATCAAGGGTATCTGCACCGCTGGTGCCAAAAGCAATGGTCTTCGCCTCTTTGACGTTCACAGTCCAAGTTGGTTGTTGATCTTACGCACACTGTCTGCCATTGGCAGCATCATCTTCAGTGTTTGTTGTGACACGTTGCTTGTGTTCTGTGTAATCAGTGAAGTGACTTCATTCCTGTGCACTTCAAGTGCTTTAGTTCTTTCAGCAGCACAACGCTTATTTGTGAAAGCAGTGAATTTCATGCTAATCAGGACCGCAAGTACTGGCCCGAGTACATATTCCATATCTAATGTTTAACTAATCGAAGTCTAACTAAATTCCTTCTACAAAGAGACCATCATCATCGAGGTCATCATTCTCATATCCTTCGTCTTCAATAGATGTAGGCATGTCATCATCTTGCATCATTAAGAGATCCATAAAAGTCTCTTCGCTAATGATTTCAGGCAGACCCTCTTGCTGTTCATCAATCTTGAACATGATGCCATTAGCCATCAGTGTTCTTTGAACGCCGTTCTTCTGTTCCATTCGGGACTTAAGCAGCCGCAAGGCAGTCCTCTCCAACGAGTGGCGGCTCATTTTCGATACTTCGTACCTTGCTCTCGTCAGAGCAAACCGTTGCTCGATTGATAATTGCTCCATCACCGATCTCTTCCTCTATAAAACGTTTGTTTGAAATCCATTCTTCGATTAGTTCTTTTGCAGTCTCGTTATAAAAAGACTGCCTTTGAAACCATACTAGCCAAGGTTCAGTACCTTTAGAGTGATTACACTCTAGGCACGCAGGTAGTAAGTTACTACGCAAGCTACTTCCACCTTTAGATTTCGGTTTTATGTGGTCCAGTGTAGTGGCGCGGTTACATCTGCAATAGCTACAGAGGCCGCCCCATCCATACTTAATTGACTTTTTAAATCTGCGCTTGGCTACTTGTTTAGATAAACAAGAGAGGTCGAACATTAGGTCCTTCCAGTCTTCAGCAATTCCCATAGTTGTTATTAGGCAACTGCTTTTACTTTACTTAACTTCCGTCTCTTGGAGAGTTATGTAGTGTAATTATTAGAACTTTTTGGCAATTAGCTGATCCATCTTATCTTCAATTCTGATGAGATGGTCACCCATACGTGCCATAGCTTGAGTAAAATCCTGCTTTGACGTATAAGATTCAACAACTTTAAGTTCGAGCTTGTCTATACGATTGTCTAGCGTCGTTACGCGTGTATTTACTTTATTAAAAAGCACAGCAGTACCTGTGACAATAGCTATTACAACTGGGATGGCGGTTTCAATCATCTTTCTGTAGATGCTTATAAGAAGTAGAAATGGACCAGCTGTCTTCGCCAAACGTTCCTGTCTCGTTGGTTTCCCATTGAGTTTGTTCAGGAGGCTGCGCTTGATTCCATTCTTCCTCTGCCTGGTCAAGCTTATGTGGAAGGGAGGTGTAAAACTTTTTTGCTTGGATTCCTCGGCGGAGTCGCTCAACGTTTGAACGACTGTCGTAGCGCCATAACCATTGCCCATCGTCTGGGATGTTTAGATCTTTTTTTCAGAGCCGGGCTTAATCGAGTTCAATGCAGAGAGCACAAGCTGTACAACACTGTTGGACTTTAATGGAGTAAGAGCAATAATTTCACTTGCTGCTGCAATAACAATCCAAAAGATTGCGGATTCTAAAATAGCCATGGTACTTATATGTAGATGCTTTATATATTTTAGCCAACTACGAAACTACGCTAACTACGCTACTCACTAACCCTTTCAAAATAAATCCCCTGTACTGCATAGAGAACAAGGGATTAAAAAGCAGGTATATAGAAAACTACGGTAGTTACCGTAGCTTTTGCAGTTTTTCTCGATTGGCTATATGCTTACTAAGCGTAGATGCATATATAGATTATGGAATTCTCAACAGAGCAACAATTGTTTCTGGCGATTCGCAGCCTCGACACAAAGCTCGACAGCGTGCTTCGTCGTCTTAACTCAGAAGAACAAGCAGAGTGGCTAGACACTAGAGACACTTGCTCGATGCTTGGTTGCACCGACCGTCACCTCCGCAACTTGATGGCAGAGGGCACCATCGCTGGTGACTGCATCCGTAATGTCGGCACCATCAAACGTGCTCGTTACAAGTTTCACCGCAGCAAGGTTATGAGTCAGTACCTCAAGCGCGTTTGAACTTGTCGCGCTGCTTTTCCCTCAGTGCACGCATGTTTTTCTTGTTGATCCACAGGTGGTAGTGCTTTCTATGTGTCGTTTCTGTGTGACCCATCAGCCTTGCAGCAGTGCTGATTTCAATCCCCTGAACTAGCGATCGAATCGCGTAGGCGTGACGCAGGTTGTACAGAGACCAGTGTTTGAGATTGTTACGATCCATGTAATCGGAGAACTGCCTGGCGACGTTCAAGCGATGGCAAGGTGGGCTTGTGTATTTCACGCAGGTTCAGCTCCTTGATCCATTCGTCTGGCAACGCCCAAGCTTCACGCAAGTAAGGCTTGCCTTTGGTTTTGTAGGTCATCACATTGATTACCTCATCCTCGAACTCGACGCTCAGTAATTCGCTGGGCCTAGTGCCAAAGGCCATGCTCATGCCATGTACCCATTTCCAGCGTGGATCTTTGATGCTGCTCCAGATCGACAGCAATTCCTCATCACTAGGAATGTCCCGCTCAGTGAGTTGAGAAATTGTGTATCCCTTACATCGCCTCGTACAGGGGCTGCTTATCCCACTTCAGTCCCATGTGATCAAGGGTGACTGAGACGATCGAGCCGAAGTTTCCTCGACTGCTCGGTGACTCGATGTCCTTAATCACCTGGCAGATCGCCTCTAGATCAGCAGAGCCATAGAACTTGCTGAACAGGCTGATCGTCGGTTTGTACTTAGCGGTGTAGATGCCCGCGCCTGTCTTGGGCTTGTCTGGGTAATGGGCATCGAAGCGTGACTCGATCGCCTGGCACAGCTCTGTGAACAGGATCGAATCACGTGTAGCACTGCTTTTCTTTGCAGTGATCTTGTCTTTGCTCCAGTTGCTCCAGCTGAAAGTGCCCATCGAAAGCTCCTCGTCCAAGCGGAACGCCAGCTCTTTGGCCTTATCAGGTGTACTTAAATCGCTGGCCCTTCAAGACCTGTCGGAATTTGCTGCTGCTTTACGCTTGCTCGGCTCCGTTTTGCAGGGCAGTGTGGCGACTAAGTACACAGCCTGTCGATCAGGCAGGGTTTTGATAGCGCAACGGTCAGCTTCTTATTGAGGAACGTGACCCAATTTCTGTCCATCACTGACTTCTCGGCTGATCCGAGTATGCCCCAAACTCACTGATGCTGTGTACTTAAAAACCGTCTTAAATCCCTGGTTTTGGTACCGGAACAGACCGGAACACAGGTGAACCAATAAAAAAAGGACCCTTGCGGATCCCCTGGTATGACTGGTGTTTCAGCCGTTGACTGAATCGGAGCGGCGGGATTTGAACCCACGACCCCTACTACCCCAAGGTAGTGATAATTCTTTATAAACCCGCTTCATGGCTGGCTTTTGATTCGTCAATTTTGTAAATGTGCTTAATTTTGTGCTTAATCACTGAGGTGGTTTGCCACTCAGCAGTCCTCTAGAAGCACCTTCGTCAGGAAAATCTCTGGGCCTGGATTCGATGCTGCTCTTTCCACCAGACACACGTTCGTGTGATTGGAACGTTGCTCGCTTGTACCTATGCTTGAACACATCAGGTAGCCAGTAAGTTTCTACCCAGTTAATTGTAGAGTTTAGTTTTAGGTGCTTTTCAAGTGAGTGCGACATAGCTCCCATTTGTATATAACCATCGTGAGTTACGCAGGTGTTATCACCTGTGCGGTATATGTATAAAGTTCTCATTGTATTTTTTTAACGGCGATGCCTTGCAGTCTTTTTGGCAACGTCTTCCGGTTGCTTACTGTGCTGTTGTCCTTTACGCATTGCCGCACGTTTCTTTGCAGTCGATCTTGCATACTCTTTATCTGACAAAGACTCCCGTGCTTTTTTCGGAAGGTATCGTTCACCCGTAGCTTTCTTACCTTGGGTCGAGTTTTTACCGGACTTGGTGCCCCACTCCTCGTTCGTCCAAGCAGAAAGAGATTTCTGTGATTCTTTCTTAGCCATCAGTCTTTATACCCCCCGCCTTTTGCTTTGTACTCTTTCGCCATCATCTGTGCTTTACGAGCAGACCACTGCCCTGGCTTCCCACCTTTGCTGCCAGCTTTGATGCGGTTGAAAATTGACTTACGCAATCCAGGCTTGGTGTAGTTACCTGCCTCATTGACACGAGACTTAGCTTTTTCTTTTGCCTTTGCTCGATCAGCCATTACTTCTTACCTTTTTTCTCGTAGTACTTACGTAGACCTTCAGGCATCTTGGAAGTATCGCGTTCCTTAGATTCTTCTTCTTTACCTTTCATCTTGCCTTTGGTTTCTTCTTTCTTTTTTTCGAAGAATGCCTGTGCTTTCTTTTTAGACATAGCTCTTGATAATTTTAGGACCGTGGCTCATACCACCATTTGGTTTGGCTGGATAACGTTCAGGTTTCTTGGCACAGCCTTCACCTGTGTTCACCATTGGAAGCAAGGCTTGCCCTGCCATACGTGTAGGAAAATCGGTGTCCATCACCACTTAGAATGATTGGCCCAGTATGCGGCTGACATTTTTCCTTTCTTGATGTTCTTAGCGTGGCGTGCCTTGAACGATGCACGCTTCTTCTTCATCTTCTCTGACTCACCTTCTTTAGGTTTGCCAGCGGTCTTTGCTCCTTGCTCACCAAAACGAATAAGTTTCTCTTTGCCATTCTCTTTTGCAAGAACCACATGAGATTTAGTCGGGTGGTTAGGAGTGCGCTTAGGTTTGTTTGGAGTCAAATTCTCCTTGCTCAACCTATCTCCTGCCATGCGTTTTTCAGCCATAGCAATATATAACAGACCCTACTATTTTAGCTTCTTATCTAATGGATCATCTCCACCAGAAAGTATTGCTTTTGCTCTTTTGTAGTAGTAAGTATCCGTCTTCCCAGCATCTTCAAGAGCCTGTTTAATCTTGCGCCAATTTTCAATGTCGGTGTTATCCATCAGTAGTAGTAATAAATTCCATTTCGGCGTGCATCTGATCGGACAGATTGCACACTTGTGCACAAGCACCAAGTACCAGGCCGCGCTGGTTAGGAGTTAGTTCCTTTGCTGTTTCAGCATCTTCTGCCAAGATGTTGCCGATATCACCTAGGCACATAATGATTGCCGGCAATCCCCACTTTTCGACAAGTCCATGCATTACAGATAGCAGCGGATTATCACCGCTTTCTACTGCTTCCCAGAATGCTTGACGTTGTTCAGTAGTCATACAAATAGCAAGTAGTATATCTATTTTACAGTTAGAATTCTTATAGCAGGTATAAATATGTTATGTCCCTATTAAGTGTTGAGTCTTTTAAGAATTTTTTTAAATATTATTCAGATGAACCACATCAACAGGCAGCAATAGAGGAACTGTATAAGCAAATAAGTATTAGTGGGCTAGACGAAGATTCTATATGGGTAACAACATATCGAACACCATTTGAGCCGCCTCAACAGAAAACGCCTATTATTATTACTCCACCTGTTAGTCGACCAGCGGCAAAGAATAACTGGCCTATTACCAAGCAAGAGATGGCAGACATAATGCAATGCAAGGCTAGCCAATTACCTGATGAACTAATGGATGACTTTGGTGTGTGCGCTGAACTCTATGGAATGAATAGAACTAACATTGGCTATTTTTTGGGACAGTGCGGGCACGAGTCAGCGGGCTTGCGATACCCTATGGAATTAGCTTCTGGGGCTGACTACGAATACAGAACTGACCTTGGCAATGTTTATACAGGTGATGGAGTTAAGTTTGCTGGTACAGGATGGATCCAAGTAACTGGACGATATTGGCATCAGACTTTTGCTGATTATTTACAAGCAGTAGGCAAACCTGATCCGAAGGTTATGGAGATTGGCAAAACCTATACATGCAATAAGTACCCTTGGTCTATAAGCGGGCATTGGTGGAACTGCAATGATATGAATGCCTACACAAATGGAAACCCGCCAATCGATCGAGTTGGTCAGCGGGTAAATGGTCGGTATTTACCGATCGGATTTGAAGATCGACGGAACTATTCGTGGAGAGCCTTTGAAGTTCTCAGGCTCCCATATCCAGGCAATTAGATATCCAATATTTCTGCAATTTGATCTGCAGTGTAACCTGCCTCTTCTAATGCTTTCGCTGCATTAAGCTTGACAGTTACATAGGATTCAATTGGATAAAATGTCTTACTGTCTATTTTATGAAATCCCACAGGTACATAATCAGGCTGGATAGACAAATTAAAGATACCCAATTCAGGAATAGCTTGGAGACTGCCATACTTGGCTATAAGCTCTTCCCCATCAATAAGACTATCTGCGGTTAAGTTGTAGTACTTCATTAGGTTCCTGATTGAAAGGTGTTGTAAGTGGATTCCAAAGCATCTGCATTGTCAGACTCATACTTAACTTTAACTCGATAATAAGTATTAGCAGACAAAGTAGGATTGCTCCAAGCAGTGGAACCATCCTGGCTGGCATTAGCTGCAGTATCAGAATAAGTTCCGACTACAGTCCAAGGACCTGAGGCACTGCTACTAGTTTCAAGCGTCCAGACTCGTCGAAGAAGGGTTGCATCCAAACCTGTGACAGGCGTTGTGTTGTTATTCGATGAAGTAAACACAATGCTGCTAGGTGAAGGAGCGGCCCTTGTGACTGTTGCACCCTCTGCATAGAGATTAGGTAACCAGTTCCCAGTAGTACCCGAGAGCGTGATAGTGCTTCCAGCCTGAGAATCGACAGTCGTTGAGACTGTGTCCAGGGTTGGACCTGTCAGGGAGGCACCTGTAGGAACAGGAGAATCCACGACCATCTTCTTCGTTGTTGGGTCAGCATCCGTTACAACACTGGCATTCGTACCGAATGAACCTGCGGTTGCGTCTTCCTCGATGGCGATGTAAATAAAAGTTTCCCCTGAACTATTAAAGTCTGAGTCAGAACGATCGTCGATTTGAAACCCATTGGAGTTAAACCATACATACGGACCAAAGCCGCCATCAATTGTTTCGCCCCATAGTCCGTCAGCTCTTAAATACCTATCAACATTAGTAGCGCTGGACCTTTTGTTGTCGAATATACTCCAAGAGCCAGAACCAGTAGCTCGCTTAACCATCAGCCAACCAGGCTTAAATCCGACACCGTTAACATACACACCACTACCACTGGTATAGCCCGTATAGGTGCCGCACTTAATGCTTCCAGTGTTAGCAAATAGGTAGGCGACATATTCCTCTCCATTCTGATTAACATCAGTAGACGATGAAAGTGTGAAATGAGTAGAAGTAGGCGTTGTGTCATCCCACGCTGTAGTACCTGCTTGTCCGTTACTTGAGTTTAATCTCAGAGTCTTTTCGTTTCCTGTAGATGTATGATAGACCTCCCAGCTTCCACTACCGCTTGTCTTCTTAACAATCATCATGCCAGGCACGCTCGTGAGGCCATGCGGAATGTTTCTAGTCGAACCGTTCCCCGTCCAGGTAACAATATCCATGAAATTAGGCGCTGCACGGAAGTTCCAGGCGACCATATTCCCGTTGTTTGTAGTATTACTACCTCCAACATCAAACCCAGTGCTGTTTAAACCATTAACTGCGTAAGGTGTTTCAACTAATCCACCTGTAGTATTAGTTGAAAACGCATACAAATCAGTTCTACCAGATGCCACTGGTGCACTTGTATGAGTTAAAATGTGATCACCACTTGAGTTTCTTTTTTTAAGCCAAAGCAACGAATTCTTGGTATTATCAATTCCAGTAGTAATTGACTGTGTTGAGCTGTTACCCGTATAAAGCGTCGTGCTAAAAGCATCGGTCTGAGTTGTGCTTGCAGGTGAAGAGACAGCGGCACCGGCCTTCAGGAACTGCAGATCGGTGTCATCTGTAAAAGTCAGTTCAGTTGTGTCTGCGGAGAACGCACTGTCGCTGATAGCGATGTAAACGTACTTAGTCGAAGAGTTAATGCTGATCTCACTGTATCCGGGGTTTCCGTTGAATCCGGTAGAAGTGAAACCAAAGCCCCAACCACCTTCGTTGACTTCTGCGTCGTCTGTATTTGGTCTGAATATCATCGAGCCTCTGACATTGTCCATCAAGACCCAATTTGAGCCACCATCAACTCGCTTGATGATCACAAAGGCTGGCCTAAAACCGCAGTTAATGCCGCTGCTGAGCTCGTTACCCATATATGAGCCGCACTTAATGTTGGTGTCGTCGCTGGCAAATAGGTAGGCGACATAGTCCGAACCCTGATCATTCGGGGTGCCGTTCTGGCCCAAAGTGAACGTAGTGTCTGTGTCACTCAAGAAGGCGTCTGAAACGCTCACTGCCCCCGCGGATGAATCCAGCCGCAGCATTTGTGACCTGGTTAAGTCTTTATGCCAGAAGCCCCAGTTAGAAACTTGACTAAGGTTCTTCGTGATGATTACACCAGGAATTGCGCCAAGGTCATGGGGGATAACATTATTAGTTGTGCTCGTACCTGTTCCTGTGTATTCGACAATATCCATGAAGCCTCGGGCCTTCACGAACGAATAGGCCATCATGCCTTTAGAACTTTGATTCACAGAACTGTCGGTCCCGATCGTAAAGCCAGTAGATCCGAAGGCCTTAAGTTGATTCGTGCTGTTGCCCTCAGAGCCGCTCGAGTTGGAGTTGAGGGCTTTGTTTGCCCCTCTTACAGTGTCAGTAAGGATGTGATCCTGACCGCTGCTGCCCCTGTTCTTGATCCAGACCAGTCCACCTGATCCGGTCATGTCGAGATTGTTCGTGATTGTTTTTTGCGTAGCGTCGCCCCAATAGGCATTGATTGCGAAGAGATCCTCGCCCGTAATTGTTGTGGCTGCCGTGATGGCTGTGGTCTGTGGGGTCTTCACGTTGCCGTTGGCATCCACCATCTTGACGGGGCCAACAATGTTCGCCAGTTCGGTGTCATCTGTGAAAGTGATGACGCCACCGGTCTCGCTGACAATTGCAGTAGACAATGGTTCGTAAGACTGACCTGCGTTTAGTCCTGCCCCGTTGAGAGGTGTTAGTACCTGAACAGGAGAGTCGAAATAACCAGAAGTACCAAGCTGATCTTTAACATCGAGACCAGTGACTTTATAGCTGTCCGTACCTCTTTGGATTAGTAATAGGTCAGTATCGTTAATAGTACTCATTAGATCTTCCGCGTTAAGTTTATAAGAATTGGCTCCTCTTTGAACCAGGAACTGGTCGTCATCATTTAAAGTGCTCATGGTAAAGTCGTCAGTAAATCAACTCGAAAGCCAGATGCGCTAACGGTTGAAGCAACAGTTAAACTGCCGGTGACGCTGACGTTCCCGTTCGAATCGGGAAGCAATGGAAGACCAGAGGTTTGTGCTCTAGACGTCCACTTATCTCCGTCCCATACATATGAAGAACCTTGATAGGTATAAACGTCGTTAACGGATGGTGATTGGGGGAATGTTAATGCCATGATTATTCAAATGGTGAGGTGGGGAATGTAACTTGTACTGGATATCCTGTTTGTTCTGGTAGATCCCGCAAAGCTTGTCTGTACGTAGCCCATGCCTCCTTATCAGTAGGAGTATCAGGTAGTTGTGTCCAGTCTGATGCTGCCAAAAGTTCGTTGCGCTTGGCAACTAATTGACCGGCGAGTGTTTCAGACCAGGCTTCTTCTACGGTTAAACCAGGATCTTCGACACGAGCATCGTAGGTGTCAAAGATTTTCTTTGCTTCTGCATATTGTTGTGCATTCATGATTAAGCGGGGGTAATGATGTTAGACGAGAAGGTATCAGTAGCAGAGCTGTTAGTTGCGTCTACCTCTACTTGCAGAGTTGTTCCAGCAGGCAGTTCCGAATCAGGAGTATTGCCTGTTGGGAATGTTGCTGGAAAACTAATCTGTTGTGAAGTGCCTGGACCAAGTTGGGTAAAACCAGGGTCACTTGACTGTGTAGTAGTGACAGCACCGCTGCTATTAATCACAAGGAAACGAGTTGAAGTGGCGTTTCCGGTTGAGGCAGTAGCCTCCACGAAGTCACCTGTTGCAAAATCATCGAAACCATTAACTACAATGTCTGTGGTCCCATTGCCATTTGAAGTAATAGAGCCGATTTTTGCGAACAACATTGGATTTGTTGCACCAGGCTTTTTCACAACATCACCAACATTAAGTAAACTTAAATCAGCACCATCAGTTACGGTTACTGTCTGAGAGCGGATTGAGGTTACATAATAGTAAAGGTTGTTGTTGGTGCCATCCTTTCTGGCACGCTGTCGGCGGCCGTATAAATAATTGTCAGGTACCATGAATTCAGCTTCATGGCCACTTGTTTCTGTTGGGTAAGCATTAGCAACCCAGGTAGCTCCTGAGTTATTACTGGAGTAGTAATGGGCTGCCCGGGCGGAGTAGCTTGAATTGTAATTTGTATTTCTTGCGATTAAGTTGCCAAAAGGGTCTTCCCAAATACAGTAATATTCGTTTACATAGCCAGAAGGTGCTGAAGGTAATGTATACGACTGAGGAGTTGAATTACCCGGAGTAAACCTACGAATCTTATCTCTGAAGACCGTAATTACGGCCCCTTTATGCCAGATAACGCAACCTACTTCGTTGCGCATATAGGTTGATATAGATCCGTCTTTGTAAATATAGCTGCCTTGTGAAAGGCTTGCACTTTGAGCGTCTGTAAGTTCTCTATACCAAAGATTGTTTGACGTGCTATCTCTTCCAATAATAAAGACCCTGTCGGACAAAGTTTCAATAGCATGCATACCACCACCGGATCCATTTATTCCAGTACATGAAATGGTAGTATAATTACTTCCATCAAGTTCAGTACGATATACCGTACCGTTAGCCCGAAAATCGTAAATGTAAGCATCCGTTGAAACTTTACATCCCGAGGATTTTGATGGGTTGCCACCAAGAATATTTGAAATGTTAAAAGATGAATTATAATTATCGTCTCTCCTACCAAAAACGTTAAGGAATGTGCCCAGCCTATTTGCTTTTACATGTCTTGGATACTCATCCGAAAATGATGTATAGAAATTATTTTTAAGTACTGTGTAGGCAACTAAATCTTTGCTCGCATTTTCCAACATATCGTCATTGCTATTACTACCATCGGGGATCCACATAAAACATCTAACTGCATTAGTAGACGGATCAACTAATTGAAAAGCAGATACCCAATAACCGTTATTAAGAGTACTGCTACCACTTTTTGTAGAATTACCTATATTTGAGGCACTGGTAGAAACTGTTTCAGCAGTAATAGCTGTTGTTGATGGGAACTGTTGAAATTGTGCAGTAACCTTACCTTTGATACCCTTTTGACTTACAGGTGCACCTTCATCAAGCATCGTAATAGCAACAGAAAATGCTTCACTAGTAAAGCGATCACCTGAAGTATTTTGCTCTGTAAGTACTACATTACCAATTGATGGAGGAGAAACAGATGCACCACCCGCTGCTTCCCAAACAGTTCCATTCCAGATTTGAAGTTTACTGTCTGATGAGTTGAAGATCATGTCTCCAGCATTCAACCCAGTCAGGCTATTACGTGCTGTTGTTGTGTATGCACCGGGATTTATAACCGCACCATTCAACTTGGGTGATGTAACCGTGTTCTTATCTGGATTATAAGACAGAGATGTTGAATAATTAAATTCATCATCTGTACCATCGAAAGCGCCAGAGATACCAGTCAAGTAGTACTCAACATCATCTGTGTTGATTACTGTTGCTGCCAAGATAGTCGTTTCAGGGACTGCAGGTATCCACTGCGATGAGTTAGCGTCTGTGTAGTAGACATATAAACGACCGTCGTTTGTATCCCACCAAAGCGCACCTTCGTCAGGGCTGGTAGGTGCAACTGTTCCTACTTCAGTAGCAGAAGGAATATTAATATTACCGAGTTCAGTATCTACATACTGCTTCGTAGCAGCCTCCATTGCAGCTGTAGGATCGGCAAACAGGGTGATGTTTCCTGTCAACGTGCCACCAGAAAGCATCAGGTAGCGATCGTCTAGCGTTCCCGATTGGGAAGAACTATCTGACAAATCAGGAAGACCTATTCCTGAAATACGAATAACTTGATTATTACTATCTTTTAGAAAAATTACTGGGTCATTTGCACTGTAGTTAATGGCAAGTTCGCCAAAGTCTAGTTGAGACGCTGTTGGTGTTTTTGCTGCACCATTAACAAGTACATTTGATCTTTTTAGTTGTAGCTTCATCGGCTAATAAGCGATATATCGCAGTAATAACTGCTTCACTTATTCTATCAATAAGTACCACCGTCGATTGTATCTGTATATGATGTTGTAGTGCCTGATTGAGTTAAAACAAACGTACCGTCAGTAGTAGGTTCGCTTATAAAACTTGATATATCTGGACCTGCAATATCAATTGTCGCAGCACCTGCTTGGTTCAAAGTAAATGAGCCCCCTGTAACAGTAATTCCTGTACTACCAGTGATATCTATCTGTGGATTATTAGCTGCTGGTATTGCTGTAATATCTCCTTCAGCTGTAGTGAGACGTGTATCTAATGCACTAATGTCACTTGTATTGGTACTAATGCCATTTGTATTGGTACTAATAGAATTTGTATTAGTACTGATATTATTTGCGTTGGTGCTTATTGCATTTGTATTGGCACTAATAGCATTTGTATTGGTGGTTATGTTTCCTGAATTAACAGTATCCCCCGCATCTACATAGAACTTGTTAGCAGCATCAAGGTTCACAGCAGGGTTTGGTACTCCTGTCAGGCCGTTGGACTGTAGGTTAACGGCACCATCGACGATCAAGTTATCGCCACTCTGGAATAACTCCTGATAACCAGCAGGGTTGAGAACTGTGATCTTACGATTTGCCATTAGATTACCGTTGCGGATTGGATTTCAATAGACATCTTGTTGGTGTCTACTGCGACACCGCAGGAGCGAACAACTGCACCGGCTGTCGTCGTGTCGGGAGTAGTAGTCCAGTTGCCTGGTGTGGTGCTTAAGTAATACGTAACGCCTGGTGTCAAATTAGTTGGTGTTGTATCAACGTATAAATTTGAGTAGAAGAAGTCCTCAACCATATTGCGGACATACTTACAAGGTGAGGATGCACTTATGCTTTCGGTAGCCATACCAGCAACCGTTGCTGTACTGATAGAAGACGCATCTGCGAGATCAAGCTCACCACTTGAATTGACGTAGACAAGTTGTCCTGCCTCAATATCTACAGCAGTAATAGCCGTAACAGATAAGTCTGCACTTGCACCCCCTCCTGTAGGTGTACCAGTGTCATCAATACGCAGACGCCAGGTCCCAATAGTTCCTACGTTGTCTCCTGATGCTGTCAAAGGATTTAGGTAGATATAACTTCTACCAAATTTGTCTTTTGTTTCGCCTACGTTTGGCATATCAACTTGGCTAACTATCTTCTATTATTTTAACGGCTTCTGGTGATAGCCTTCCGAGTTCTTTCTTGAGTGAATCTTCAAGCACCACGGCAAGTAAATGCTGATAGCGCATTAATGATTCAGCGCAAGTTACCAGTTGCTTACGCATCTCTTTAATATCATCACACTTTTCAATCTCATCTTTAATCACCCTCATACGGAGAGCTTTTTCCATTGGCAATTCAAAATCCTCGGGATTGAATAGCATTTTTTTATAACAATCACATATCAAAAGTCTAACAAGCACGCAAAACTAAATTGATATTCACTCTTTAAGCTTCTAAGAAAGTCTTGTCAACTGCAACGATCGCACCGTCCGCTTTATTAACGACGAGGAACAGATAGTTGTCATTGCCACTGCCATCAACAGGCACAGTACCTGCGGATGTTGCACCAACCAAAGTGTTGACATTTGCACCAGTAGTAACCTTGCCAGCAATGTCTGTTTGCATCGTATTCTTTGCAGTTTCTAGTTCCCCAAGTTTTGTCCTGACGTCAATAGGATTGCTATAAAGAGGACCAGCAGCGTTTGCACTTAGATTACAGAGGATCAAGTCCTTGGCATATGCTTTGTCTGCTACTGCAAAGACACGAGTGTTGTTGTGGATATAGTTAAACGATTCGTTTGAGCCATACTCCCAGCTGTACTCATAGGGGTTTGTACTAGTACCAAAGGTGGTGTAGTGAGTACCTGAACCAGCGGGGACAAATGTCTTGAACTTCATTGCCTTATCGCCATAGACAGCATTGTCAGAGAAGTCAATACCAGCCAATGTCGTATCAGTGTTGTTGATCTTGACCTGTGCAAATGCATTACTACCCTTTGATACCAAGTCATTTCGTAGCACTACCTCACGGTCGTCAATATATTTCTTGTTCGCTGCATCTTTTAAAGCAACAGGGTCCCCAACATTATTTATCTGGTTATTGTCCATATTGATTGCACCAGACAGGGTTCCACCAGATGCCGACAATTTTGCTGCTACATCAGCAGCAGAAGGTAGAAGAGTAATTTCTGTCTGCATAACGGCTACATTAGTATTAAGTGTTGAAGTCGTTGCAGTCAATCCAGCAACCGTTTGCTCAATTGCCGTAATGTCTGATTCAAGTGCGACTTTATCTGCATTAACGAGATAGTCTGCTTCGATGTTCGCAACTGCTGTTTCGATCGCAGCAGCACCAATGGTGATTCCGTTAGCACCTTCAGTAACAACAAGGTTTCCAGTAGCGTTGATGTTGACACCAGTAAGTAGACCACCGCTGTCTTTTAGCCAGATGCCTGGAGTAGATCCATTGCCAGCACCCTGTGTGGCAGAGGTTCCAAGGCTGTAAGTCTTTGAAGGTAATGCTTGTAAGTTCCCAACGGCTGTCTGCAAGGCTGTAACGTTTACTTCTACTGCTTCGATATCTGTATTCAGTCCTGCATCTACCGCCTGTAGTGCTGTGATTGCTGCATCACCACTGATGTCTGGATATGGAGTGACTGGATGCCAGCTGGTGTGCTCGTAAACGTACAGCGTTTGATTGGCTGTTTTGTAGAACAACTCACCATCAGCACCAGAACTAGGCAGGGTTGCACCTTTTGCTACCGTTGCACTTCCGTCAATTACTGTCTCAAGTTCAAGCAGAGCTGCATATACCCACTGGTTATAACTTTCCTGTGTTGTAGCGGTAGTTGATGTAAGGGTATTACCAGGTGCAGTGAAACTTGCTGTTGTTGCATTAGTGAGAATTAAATTAGGTGTACTGAATCCAGTGGGTGCAGTTATCTGATCCCAACTTGCGCCGTCATAGATATAGAGAGCTTGATTATTAGTGTTGAACCAGAGAGCACCTACAACTTCTTGTACTGGAGGATTAGCATCAACGGTCGGAATACCATCAGCACCATTTGTTTGGTAGTAACCATCATCTAGCCATATAAACAAGCGACCTTGACGTTTGTCGAACCAAAGATCTCCATTTTTAGGTGATGGGTTAAACGCACCACCTGAGATATTGCCATCACCATCAACTTCAATCTCCCAACCGGGTGGATACTCACTAGAATCTGCTGTGCCCCATCTCTGCAATTCAACGATTGCTTTGATGATGCCTTGATAGTTCGGCGGATAATATCTGGATGATTCTCCCTGTGATTCACGCAACGCATTGAATGCATCAATAATCCCCTGGAAACTGCTAGCAGTTTGGTTAGATGATGATGTACTCGGATATGTAAAAGTCACAACGCGCTATTCTACTGTACTTCTCCTATTGTATTTGATTAGAAGTTGCTAGTTAATAGCACGTACCCTAGTTCTACGTCATCTAAATTTAAAGCCTCTGCTAATGAATAGATCAGCTCAACAGTAGTAATCTCTGATCTACGCAACTGTGCATTAAATTCTTCAGCTACTTCATTAATATCATTTGCAAGCTTCTCTTCAAAGTTTTGTCGAAGCTCATATGTAGGTAGGGAGCTAGGTTCCTGCACTCTCACTTTATTGATAAACATTGAAGCGATAGTGTGCTTGCATACCTTGAAACCTTTCTTATATTCACCAGTAGCCCAAGACTGTGCAATCGTTGCAGCTCTACCTAGACCAGCAACATCAAAATCACTAACACCCTTCGCTGTAGGGAATGGTGCTCTTACTTGTCTGTTCAATTTGTTTTCTCGATCATCATATACTTCGGGACTACGGATGATTGCTCGAAGGTATGAAGGGCAGCTGCATGTGTATACATCAGCAAACGTTAAAGCGTTATCTGCTGTGAAGACTTCATCTTGCCAGGCATCAACATCTAGTTGAATTTTGGTCCATGTTTTCTCGCCAGGGATAGGCGTTTTATGGTTATAGTTTCCATCAGCATCGAAATCTGGAAGCTCTTTTGTAAAACTATTATCTGCAAACACTACCCACCTCTCATTTGCTGATGGTGCAAACAAGCGTAGTGATGCTTGGAATGGAACAGAAGTGAGATAAAGTAAACCAGCAGACTCATCTATTCGTATTGACTGAATGATCCACGGTTGAATGGCATAAGACAGGCGATCTACTTCATTCCTCACAACATCTGCAGTTAGATACTGTTGACCATAGAATCTTTGATATTCATTCTTTTCAATAACAAACGTACCATTGAGACTGCCTGTAGTATTTAATGTTTTAAAAATACTAGGAAGAGTATCTATTTCACTCAAAAGAGGAGGCAAGTCATCTGTTGTTTCTAGAATATTGATCTCTTCTCCACCAACAAAGTCGGCAGTCCTAACGCCGACAGAATCAGCTGAGTCTATAAATTGATCTAATTGCGTTATCGGTCTTGTAGTTTCAAACTGCGGCATATACACTGACTTGCCAACCAGTGACTGTAAATTACCAAAGTTGTCCTGAATAAATTGACTTGCTCTGATCTCAACTAATGGGATAGTGATATTGACGGACGTTCCTTCTTTGGGACTTTTGCCTAGAAATATAGCTGGATGTTTATCTGTAGTAAGTATCCAAATGATATTTGCAGCTGTTATACCGTCAGTAACTCTTTCACCAGTTGATCTTAAAAGAAGATCGTCTGACGTTGTATTGCCTCCTGTGCTGATCTTTGTCCAAATCTCTCTATTCTTATATTGCAGAGGATAAGTAATTTGATCTGATTCTATTTCTGTTATAACGCCCAGTTGACGATTCTGATCGATCGATCGTCGTATTGCATAGTGAGTCCTACTGTCTGCATTACGTGTAGCAAACCGGTAGCCATCGAACGTGACAGGTACTTCGTGTTCAGTTCCTTGGTATAGGACAGCATTTGTTTCCGTAAAGTTGAGGTAAGCACCTTGGAAGTAGTACTCCATGCCACGACGCCAGCGTGCCCATGTACTTTCTATGTTGTATTGCTCAATGACAGACCGAGTAAATGTCGAACCAAAGTCACGCTTGGCAGGATAGTTACCAAGCGCTTTAGTTCCTTTACCTTTGGTGATGCTGTCAAACTTCTTGAATCCTGGACCGCCTATATTCCCAAACCCATTCTGCTTCCTAGGCATGGATCAATAAAATCCGCCTTGAGCTCCGATTATAGGAGTATCAGCTGTGCTATTAGGGGCTGCTAATTGCAGTGTTGCCCATAGTGCTTTCCCTTTCGGAACGTACAAAGCTTGTGCCTGTGCTTGACTTCCTACATGAGGGACAGGAGCCAAAATACTTGGAAGCACTGCCTTGGTTTTTGCACCAGAAGTCGTGGCACTTTCGATACTTGCGATGTAAATGCCTTCACCTGGACGAAGATAGTCAACTGACGTGCTCATATAGAACAGCACTGTGTAGGCAGTTGAGGATCCTGTACGTGCAATAGCGTATAAATCCTCAACAATTCCACCATCATTGGTAGTGCAGTCAACCAGAATGGCAGACTGGTTAGTACCAAGAATATCTAATGATGTACCAGATCCTGATGTGAGAGTATTTCCCTCGATAGCGTTATGAAATACGCGGTCAATAAGGAGGGGTTGCTTATTAGTAGCGGTTGTTGCCATTACTTCTTACCTTTCTTTTGAATTTTGGTTGGTGTGGAGCCGGGGATCATTTCACCACCGACAACTTGTTGCGATGTAGGCATTGCACCAAGAGGTGAGCCGCCGCCAGGGATCGTTGGATCAAGAGCACCTGGCATCAAAGCAGGGCTTCCAGTGATTCCCATGAACTGACTTGAGGTCAATCCTTTCTGCATAGCCTCACCACCAAGACGCATGCCTTCCATAGGCTCTTGTGAATTGACAGCAGGCTGTTGTTGGTAGCCATAAGGAATTTGGCCATTAAGTCCGCGTCCCATTACGCCACTACCGATACCGGAGTTTTCTACTTTGAATGGATCAAGAATGTCTGCTCCTAGTTGAGCAGGAGCGGCCATACCAGAATCACCATATGGATATTCATTGACACCACTCATGGAACTAGGTTGTCCACCAAAACTAGTAACATTCATTGGGTTGTTATTCATAGGACCGCCAGGCATGACAGCCATATTCTTTGCAACCTTGAACCGATTAGGGTCAAGCATTTGTGCGTTGTCTTGCTTACTATTAGCCATCAGATACTCCCGGTTTGTGATCGATCATTCAAGCTATAGCCAGCATTACTGGCTGCTTGTGTGTACATGTTTAGACGACGCTCAAGATCGTCAGTTTGGAACTGATCTGGATTAGAGCTTGCATATTCTGTCATTGATTCACCAGTCTCCACTGATCCTGAAAGATTGCGGATGTCTTCAACAGGAGAATTAGTTGTTGAACTTACTTGTGCTTCTGGTGCTTGCTTACCAAACACACTTGGATTACCATCGCCTTGGGCTTTGGCTTGGCGAAGGCGCTCTTGATAGTCACGCTCTTTGCTATCCATAGTGATTTTAGTAGCACCATGTGTTGATACTGGATGCATAACTATGAAAGATCTTACCTAAAACTATTCTACTATTATCTCCACTCTTGACTTAAGGTCATCCTCGAACCTACTGCTGTATCAGCAGGGCCAGGTACAGCCATAATAAACTCACTACCAGCACGATCATAGGCATACCTCCTAACTTCAGGGCGGCGATAATTAGCAACATACAAAGTTTCTGCCATCCGGTCACATTCCCGGAGGTAGATTTCTCTGAAGTACTCATCACCTTTCAGTGGGTCTGACTGTGAAATTGTCCGTTGAATATCTCCCGAGATGATCTCTTGTCTAGAGAAGTTGACAATACCTTGTCCTCCTGTCTCATTAATGTCATCAGGGAAGTAAGCAGATACCTGCCATGCGTTATCACAACGCTTGACGTGATAAACAACTTGGTTATACCAGAGCTCGTCTGGAATAAGAGACATGGCTTCTTCTAAACGTGCTCTATCACCAGCGGGAAGCTGCGCACCAGCGTTATATCCAAGATGGAATCTGATTGAAGACTTCAGGTACTCACTTAATTCCATTACTGCATCTGCGAAGGATCGGTATATAGCTCACCCAAGAGCTGTGCGAGCTGTTGCTCTTCAATTGAATTAATTGATCCTTTTGCTTGAATCTTGCCTAACAGCTTTCCTGCATCACCTTCTTTAGCCATTGCAGCCATACCGCCACCCATCAATCCACCCAGCAGCATTCCAGTAAGACCACCAGCAATACGTGCACCGGACTTAAACCTTGCAGGGGTATGACCCCTCATGTGATTAATACCTCTACCGATTTGATGCTGAACATTCCCCGCAGCTGCACCTAATGCTGCACCACCCAGACCACCAACAATCTGACCAGTTTGCTGTGCTTCTAGTCTTTCTGTTTCTTCTTGAGCAGCTTTAAGTAGCAGTGCCTCTTCTAGTGACAGCATCTATCTTGTCAGTAACATTATTACTAGTTTAACTAATGAAGATAAGGTCTTCTTCGATAAACTGTTCCCAGTTAACACGTGGGATGTTTTCTAATTGCTTGAGATTGTTGAAGCGCTCACCAGATAGCGACATTCGCAATTCAACGATACGCTTTGCAGTTGCGTAACCTACACCTGGAAGACGTTTTGCAATCTGTTCTGCAGGTGCTGTATTCAAATTCAGACGAATGTCTTCAATAGGTACAACTCTTTCGGGAAGCTTTTCTTCGGGTTCGGGCTGAACTTGTGGAGCCGCAACTTTAGATAGACGGCCTTTTTCTTTGTCGTAGGGGACGAGTGATTCAAGATTCACATAGGTAATGTTTCCACCTGCATCACGCACCATTGCATATTCTTTGTCGTGCTTATTGATGAACTCAACCAGCTTGCCGGTGTTTCTATCTTGGAATAAATTGCTCATTTGTATGGTGACTACACTACCCCATTATAGGCACAAAAAAAGACCCCCAAGTTGGGGGCCTAGTTATTAACGAAAGGATCAATAACCTTGACCAGCTTCAGTCCTGTAAGGGAGTGAGACGGAATCAGAGTCAGGTGCGTCAGCAGTGGTGTACCAGCAGACTTCGACGAGTACAGCAGCTTGGCTGGACTTGTCAACGATCGTCAGATCACCAGAGTAAGCAGCGGTGATGGCGGCAGCAGAACTCTCGGAGGAGACGGTTGCGAAGCCATCAAATGCTGTGGCGGCACCAGCAGCGGCAAAGTCACCACCCACGGCAGCCAAAGTAGCTTCCAAACCGGCAGTCGTCAGACCCTCAACCTTGACGGTTTGAGTGCCGGAGGCTTTCAGGTTAACGGTAGAGATTGCTGTGCGGTACACAGTTGCACCTGCAGGGACAGTCAACACCTTGTTCAGGCGAGGCTTGTCATCTTGACGCAGGTCGGGGGACTGAATTTCAACAGTCAATGTTCCACCACCGGTATCATCGGAGGTGATAATTGCAGCACCAATGGCTTGATAGAACTCAATGCCAGGGATAGCTTCTACGCCTTGATCGCGATATGCGTTCAAAGCTGCTACATAGTTACCGGGAAAAATTGTAGACATAGTTAGTTAACTCCTATCAATATACGAAAGAGTAACCAACCGTGATGAAGTCCTTATTAAGTACTTCAAAACCGGCGAACAAGCTCCAGATCATGATGATGAAACGACTGAAGTCGTCGTTGTTGTTCAACAAGATTTGAGCGTTGTTACCACCAATACCCACGCCTACAGCTTGAGGGCCGAAGAAAACGAGCTGTGATGCTGTGTAATCAGCAGCGCCAGAGGCTTTATCGGTAACCACGAGGTTGTAAGAAGTCTCGGGCAGGTTGGTGGACTCGAACCAACGGACACCCTCAAAGAGGAAGCCAGTAGGCATGACGGGTTGACCGGCAACAAAGCCAGCTTGTCCGTATGCAGGACCCATGCCTTGGTAGAAGTTGGCGTTGGGAGCCTGGTTAGGTTGCATCGGATTGATCATTCCGCTGCCGGGGTACCGGGCAATTTCACGGAAGTCAGAGTTCTGACGCAGGTGCATCATCGCGGTTGGATCCACGATGCAGCGGTAGTAACCATCAGCGAAGGTAGGGACGTTGCGCTTACGCATGTCCTTAACAACTTCAAGGAGGTCAGTTGTGACATCAAACTTGGCAGATTCGCCTTCGGCATAAGTAACGCCGAGGGTTCCACCTGAACCACCCTTGGCTTTGCCGCCTGGGAGGTAGTAGCCACCTTGCTCTTTATCAGCGGCACCGTTTGCTTCTGCTTTCAGCAGTTCGTTTGCAAACACGCGGTCACGCCAGCGACGGTAGTCATCAAGCAGCGTCAGGCTACCGATGGACTGGTGGAACACGTTGAGGTTGCCAGTGTCAAGAAGAAGACGCTGTGCAGTAATCAGGGTTTCGCGTGCAACTTTGAAGGTAGAAGGCTGTGCACTGTCGCGGGTATCGGCGGGGCCGGTGTACTCACGCAGGGTCACGAGGACCTTGTCCTTAACAATGTTGCGGGCTGAAGCGGTACCGAGGGTTTGATCGGCTGTCCGCTCGCGGGACTCCTTGGTTCCAGGCTTACCCCAGAAGCGGTAACGATCAAGCTGCACGGTTTGACCAGGCTGCTTTGAAAAATCGTGTACAACTACGGGCTCAACTGCCATCTCAATGATGTAGGCAGGATGAGGACGGTAAAGTTCTGCACCAAGAAGCTTCGGAAAATCATTATCAATCCACATGGATTAATACTCCGTAAGCTAAAAAGGTATAAGTGACATCGACATTGCCACATAGTTAAATAGTACTAGTAATTGCTATACTTTTAAGTGAGTACCCAAGAATACTTGGTAATAATAAAATGGAATTTATTGATAGTAATGAATGGATACCTGTGCACACTTTGCCAGGATACGAGTGCTGTATTGAGTACTACATAAACAAAAAAGGTGACGTCAAAAGTACTAAAGGTACTGTCGAACGATTACTAAAACAGAAAATTAGCAAGACTGGCTATCCAGTTGTTAACTTGACGCAAAGGATTGGACGGAAGCAATTAGTGACTGTACCTATTCATGCACTTGTAGCCTTTGCATTCCTAGGCACACCTCCAACTCCATACGGTAGAAAACGTGGTTGTTCTGTCATCACACACGTAGATGGGAACAAAACAAACAACTGCGCATCTAATTTACGTTGGAAGAAACGTGCTGAATAAATAATTGTCTAAAATAGTAGAAGGTATTTAATGTAATCTAATGGCTGATAAGCTTACGTATAAAGGTGGTGCCAGGGTTGTAGGTAATTCAGGCACTGCAAAGCTTGTACTTCCAGCTGGTGGTGGTGACTTCCATCGTGTCCCTAAATGGTGGGGCAAGAAAGGAACTGTCTCCTATGTAGAAGCAGCTATTTTTAAAGTCCCTCTTGATAACGGATCAACCGTCCGCTTGGTTCTACCAGATGTGAAATCTCACATGACTGTAGAAATTAGGCACGATGGTGCAGGGAACTTCACCTTCCCTAATGAAGGCCATCTTGAGCGAGCTGCCGTTACTGCCGTCGATAGTCTTGCTGTGCTGGTGGAGTATCAATTCTCAAAAATCTCTGGTGGAGCTGTACTGAAACGAAGCATTAGCGCATTGCCTGATGCCCCAGCTAATGAGAATACGTTTGAAGGCCGACTGGCCGCTGCTGAATACACTTATAACGTTACGGTTGTCAATCCTGGTTCGGGCAACGTTTATGCCCTTAACGGAACGAATCAGCTTCCAGTCAATTTGACTTTGAACGAAACTGTAGCATTTGATTTCAGTGCAGTGGCAGGTAATCACCCTCTGGGAATCTTCACTGATGCTTCTAAATCACAACCTGTGAACAATGGCGTTGAACTTGGCGGAGCAGGTAACGCCATTCTGCTCTTCACGCCAGCAGCAATCGGGACATTCAGCTATCAGTGCATCAACCATCCAAACATGGGTGGAGACATCACAGTTAACTAATTAGATACTTCCGCTCATTAGCGGATAGAGTATTAGATGAAATTAATTCACCACTGACTGTCATACGCACGTTGTATGGCAGTCTTTTTGTATTACGGGCATGGAAGCCTAAGTAGAAAAACCCTTTAAGTGGAACGTACATCGTGTCGTAGTCATACGGCTGACGGTCAGGTGTGTACAGCCTCACATCAAACCAGGCATCGATATACTTATTACCTGTCTTGAGGTTTTCAAGATCGATCTTTACTACACCATTAGGAACGAAGTCGATCTCATTACTAATAACTGCCGGAACAAAAGTATTTACAGTATTCAAATCTAAACTGTAATCTCTAATTGCAGTATCCCAGTACAAATCACTATCATCTATTACGTCATCAAGCACTGCTTCGGTGTAGCCGTCTATAACAATTCCATCAAGAAGGATTCCATTGGCAACATTCAAACTATTCTGAATGTCCAATTGAATTTTTATAAAAATATTCTCGGCTCCAAATAAGCCAACAGAATCTGCATAGCTCTTGATAAAAGGAACCGCAGTTACTCTCTCCTCGCTAGCATTGATGAGGCTATTAGAACCTTTAGCGTAGTTCAGTGACTTGCTAGAAGAATAATAACTAGGGTTGGATGAACCTCCCCCATAACTTACCATCTGTCTATTAATCTGCTCGGTTACGTTCATTCCAACTACGGCTAAACCTAACTCTATTGTAAATTACAAATAGCAGACAATTTCGCTATCTGATTGACGCAATGATCGCATTGCCTTTTGTTCGAGTGTACGTACACGATCTCGTGACATATTAAGGACTTGTCCAATAGCTGTCATTGACATTGGTTCAACCATATCGTCGCCAATTCCATATCTCATAGAGATTACAGCTGCCTGCATTTCAGGTAGTTCAACGATAAGCTCACGAATATCTTCTTTTATGTACTGCTGTTCAAGCAGGAATTCTGGTAATTGGGTTGTATCTTCAATCAAATCAATAAGTGCAGTGTCCCTATTTTCTCCAATTTTGGTTTCCAATGATGTTGGCTGTCGTGCCTTACACATCAGATCTTTAACATCTTCTACACCCATATCCATATGATCTGCCAGTGCAAACACGCTAGGTGTTGTACCGTGCATCGCCATTAATTCACGCTGGGCTTTCTTAAGTTTGTTGAGGTTTTCAGTAACGTGGATCGGTAAGCGGATGGCTCTGCTCTTCTCCGCAATCGCCCGAGTAATGCCTTGTCTGATCCACCAATATGCATAAGTACTGAACTTATAGCCACGGCCAGGATCGAACTTCTCCACGCCACGTACGAGGCCGATGGTGCCTTCCTGGATGATGTCCAGTAGTTCCATATTTCTCTTGGTATATTTCTTTGCCACGCTGACAACAAGACGAAGGTTCGCTGTAACCATCTTGTCTTTTGCCTTTTCACCAGCACGTAGCTCCCTACGAATTTGTTTTACAGGTAGATCCATTGATGCAGCCAGTCCTTCGATATCTAGCTCCAATTCCTTTTGAATACTTTTAAGTTCCATCAAGCGTTGTACTTGGCGACCCAATAGAATCTCTTCTTCGTGCTCTAACAGTGGGATTCTTCCAATGTCACGAAGATACGAACGAACTGAATCTCCAGCAATCTTTGATTGGCTCATATATTATCTTTGGGTATATATTAAATATAGCCTATATTATACAAATACGCAAGCTTAAATATGATTTAGCGAGTAAATCATTTAGTCGTTATAGACACCTGCAAAGCGTGTGCTTTCTTGAGGAGCCTCGCCACCTTCTAATGCTTCTACTGCCATGGCCTGGGCAGCATGCTCGTTATATCCACGCTCTTTAAAATTCTCGTAATAACGCTCGTATTTCTCGACAGAACTATCAACGTCTTGTCCATGCGTGACCATCTCTGCAGCCAATTGATTGGCAGCTTGATCTGGCATGCCATCAGTCTTTAGATGTTTCCAAATAGTCTGGAAAATCTCTGGATCTGATTGAGTATATTCACCAGCAAGACGCATTCTATTTGACAATAACGGCTTTTTCTATTCTAGTAAATTAGACGTAGCTTTGTCCTTGCATATTGTTTAGTACGATATCAGGATTGACACCCATACCCATAGCTTTTCCAGTTGCAATGTTCAGACGAAAGGCTTCAGTTTCTGTATCGCTCATTCCACCCATCGTGTCTAGGGCAGGTGTGTCCATAACGCTGGTAATTTCTTTCATGCGATCGCGCAGGAATGCTTGCTCTGCGTTGACTTCAACCAAAAGCTGTTTATTCATCTGCTGCTTTGCATCAGCACCTGCTTGAGGTGCAGCAGCGACGGTGTTCTGCAGGATATTTTGCTGTTGCATCCTGGAGTTGTTGAAGGACTGGGTGTTCTCTCCAACCTTTGATGCAGGACCACTGTCCATCATGTTTGGACCCAGAGGAGCAGCCGTACGCTGCATTCCCTGTAGTCCGCGCATAGCGGAGGATTGTCCTAGTGATTCTTCAGCAACACTAAAAGGTGAAATGCGCATTTTTTCTAATCAATTACTGTCTAATACTTATATTGTAAGGGGTCCAATTAAGGACCCCTTTGTTATCTATCAGAGGTCTTGAACCAGCATCTTCTGGGACAGAGCACCTTGAGGAGCTTGTGACAGGTACTGCCAAGCATTCTCGGGGTTCTGATCCATCATCTGGCTGAAGCCACCCCAGAAATCATTAGCAGCGTTCACTTGGCGACCAGGGGTCGGGAAGTCCATTTCAGGACGCTGGAAGGACTGAGGAACTTGTCCCTGCTCTTGGGCTTGGATTTCTGCTTCGAACTGTGCACGGGCTTCGTACTGTTGACGTGCAGTTGTCTCGTCGCGGGTCTCGGTCGGGTAAGGACCTTCGGGACCGTAGAAGTCGTTGACATAGTCAGCGAGAACGTCGGGATCGGTCAGCATGAGGTTCATGGCCGCACGCTCTTCACCCGCTGCTTCGAGCATCAAGCTCATGGATTGACCACGACCAACTTGCTCGATCAGTGCATCTTCAACGGCACATGCATAGGTGTTGAGAAGCGTGGGGGCTTCTGCACCAAAGTGCTCAAGTACTTCAAGGCTGTCATCGGAGATTTGGCTCAAATAAGCGTCACTTGCTGGTGCGCTTACGGCCTGACCTGCGGCCTGCTGCTGGAGCAGAGACTGGACCTCGCTGGCCGAGTAGCCCTGGGTTGAAGGAGCCTGACTGTAAGTCTGGGGAGCCGAATACGGGGCTTGCACCTGGGTTTGCTGTGCCGAACCCCAGTTGACCTGCTGACTGGCTTGTGGGGTCGGTGTTTGGTAAGCCGAGTACGGCACCTGGGCCTGGGACGGGCTGCTTGTATTCAAGCTTGCGCTCAATGCCTGGAACGCCTCCTGCCACGGATTGCCCGCCGGAGCCGAAGCCTGCGATGCCTGGGCCGGAGCCTGGTAAACCGGAGCCTGGGGCGCCGTTGTCTGTGATGCCTGGAATGCTTGTGGTTGGCTCGTCGCGTACTGGGCGGCCGATGGCGCTCCGGCGCTTGTCTGCATCGGAGAGCTCTGAGACGTTGTCGTCGCTACTGCTTGGCTTGTACTTTCCACTGTAACTTAACTCCTTACGTAAATAATCAAGTGATCTATATAAGAACCCTGTTAAATCAAGGTTCGGGTCTGACGCCAATGGAAGATCAGGCGTCTGTGGGTGTGGTAGTTGATATAAATTACCCAGCATTCCCACGAAGCTGTTAATTGCTGTTTGCGTTTGTTGGACCACCCTGAATGGGAAGCCGCTCATCATTGCTGCTCGTTCTTCCTCTGTTTTGTTGGGGAAGAGATATTTGAGAGCTTCAATGGAACCGACACCTGCTTCCTGAAGATTTCGGACAACAATACTGTTTTGCAGAATTTCATCAGATGTATCTTCGAAGACTTCACCCATCCAACGCCAG